CCAGCTCGTCAAGGTCTTTCTGCTGATCTTCTAAGGTGGTTGATTTGCTTGACTTGATGAAGCCTTCCATCTGCCCCCACCCACCCGTCAGCCTGGCAAGCTCCTGATACTCCTTCATCTTCGCTTCAAGGTCTCGGAGTTCTTTCTGCTTTCTTCCGAGTCCGCCTTGGGTCATTGCCCTATCGTATTCTTCGTTCTGCGTTGGGGTAGGCTTCTCCAGGAATGAGTAATCCTGTACAAACTCTTCCCACGCTTTCACACTCTTCTTTGTCTCCTCGATCTTCTTCTGCAACGCATCAACATCGTTCAACATCGAGAGAAGCGGTTTGTCATCACCCGTCTCCTTGAGGCTGACGATAGCACTTTTCAGATCGTCAATTGACTTCGCAAGCGCTTTGTTTGCTGCGATCGCTGCCTCAGTCGGTGCTTCCTCTTCAGCAGTCCGAGGACCCGTGATGGTTTCCAAGACGGAGGAGTAGGGTTTCTTCTTCTCCGATTTGTCGAATAATGCGTTCAAGGTGTACATCGCCGTAGCAGCAGCGGCAATCCCTGCAACGAGCTTGATCCAACCAACAGGACCAGAAAGAGCCATGAGAATGGCGCTGCTGATTGATGCTGCTTTGGTGACCTTGTCGTAAACGGAAACAGCCATCGACACCATCTTGATCGCGGCAGCAGCGGCAGTTAGTGCGATCACCCATTTCCCGATGGCGAGTGTTGTATCGATGATTCCTTGAATGAACTCGGAATTGTCGGTGACCCACAAACGAATAGACTCGGCCATCGCGATTGCATTGGTGACGAAAGTCTTCGCCGCTGGCATCATCACTTCACCCAACGTGCGTGCCGTGATGCCCAATGCGTCCTTGAAGGTGGACCACAACCCAAGCAACGACTTGGATTGCTTCTCCATCAAGTTTTCAAACCGACCACCTTCCTCGGAGAGACCCTTGAAGATTTTCTTCACATCTTCGAAGGTGATCTTCCCTTCGCTCATCATCTCCTGCGCAGCGCTGGTCGTAACATTGTAGTGCTTTGCGATGTCTTGGAGAGACAAGATACCGCGGCTGCTCAACTGCCGGAAGTCTTGAGTGAGTAGTTTCCCCACACCACGGATCTGGTTGAACACATTAGCAAGAAAACCGAATGGTACAGACGCACCTGCCGATGCGTTTCCCAACATATTCAACGTCTCCATCAACTCGTCGCCACGCTCTCCGAATTGGATCAGGCCTCGAGCTGCCGACTCGATCTCGGGCATCTCGAAAGGAGTCTTCGCTGCGAACTCGGTTAAATTGGCCAGAGTTTCTTGTGTCTCTTGGGCCGACCCTATCATGGTCTCGAAGGCGATCACCGTCTGCTCGAACGAGCCGGCCTTGTACAACGCTCCCATCGTTGTGAAGCCAGCACCCACCATCGCCAGGGCTCCCATCAACCTGCCCTGTACTCCATTGAGCATATTGTTCAAGTAACCCATCACCGAGCTTTCCGCGGCCTTGAAGTCTTGGTTCAAATGGCTTTGGTCAGCACGGATGGCAATGGATGCAGTGGCAAGTTCGAGGCCCATGTTTCTACCTCTTTCGTTTCTTCTTTCCTCTCTGCTTCTTCTGCAGAGTCTTTTCGGCTTCTCGCTTTGCGGCAGCCTGCTCCATCAACCTTCGCACCAGCGACTTTCCTCCAACCTTGAATTTCTTCTTGATTGGATTTCCGTCAGCATCTCGTCCGGCAATCATCCCATCTTCATCTGGAGTGAGTATCGTCGGAACTTCATCCAGTGCGTACTTTCGACTTCGTTCTCCAAACTTCTTGAGCAGATCCATCTCACAGAGGCGATGGTGTATTTGGTTCAGCGTCATATTTCGCACCTGCTCGTATGTGTATCCTGCTCCTCCGTTGAATGAGTTCTCTGTCAGCATCCTGATGTGAAATGACGTGATTCCTTGTAATAGCCCTCCAAGTTCGACCGGCTTCTCATCCTTGGAAGCACGCTCGAAGACGGAGGGCTCTACCCATTTCCCACCGACGCCACTGTTACTTTTTCAACGAGACGTGATGCTTCAATCAACTTGGCGATGGACCAATCTGCAACATCCTTGTCGGTAACGGTCCGATCATCTAAGCGAAGTGAAGACAGCACGAACGAGATCATCCCAGTACGAGTAGCAGTAACCCACCACTGGTCGTAACGCACTTTCGCTTCTCTCGGGTACTTGCCAGTCATCTCGTACACTTTTTGCGGAGTGATCCGCTTGTTGTCGAGTGCCATCGCAAGCACAACCTGACACGACATCTCAAGCTCTGGAGACACTTGGAAGTTGTCTTTGATCCACTTCCGCATCTCTTCGTCGATGGGAATGCCCACCGTCGAATACACCGATCGAGATGGAAGATCCTCCAGGTCCCACTTGGCAACATCTTCCAACTTCTGCAGCATCAAGTCTTGCTTCGCATGCTCGTTTCCGGGAAGCAAGTCCAAGTTGTCGGTGTACGTTTCCAAGTACTGGCGTTTGTAGTACTTCAACGCGTCTCGCTCAAGATCAGCAAGGCTTCCCGCAACCACTGGATGAAGACGATAGGTCTTCTCACCTACGGTGATGGAATCACCTGCTCCAAGAGCTTGTGATGTCCTTTCGCTGTCTCCCATCTGCTCTCCCTAATAAAAAACCCCGCCGGGTACCGGGATTGGGTTGCCGGGCATCCCGATTCCACCAGCGGGGTTTAGATCAAATTGGACGCGGGCGGCAACCCAAACGAAATCACACTACGCTGCTTCTCCGGGGTAGTAGAAGATCCCATCGGCTCCCCACGCCGCCGTCCATCCGATGACTTCCTGCGTGTCGATGTTGACCGACATGTTGAAGTCTTGGTTCAGAGCTCGCGGGAAATTCCAGAAGAGGGCCGACGTGTTGAGGTACAGCAACGCGGCCACGATGTCTTCCGGCTGGAAGATGTCCCACACTTCGTCGGCGGTATCGAACTTCCCTGCCGAGTTGAAAGTAGCGTCCTTCCTCCCAGCAGTACGGTTGGTGTAGCCGGCGGAGTCCGAGTCACCCCACTCCGATCCACCAACCAGTTTCTTGGACACATCCCAAGACGTCGCTCGAGCGACAGCCTGTCCGTCGAACGAGAAGTGTCCGTTTCTTCCAGTTAACGTGTTTTCACTACTCATTTCATTTTCCTCCTAAGCGGAAGTTAAATTGCGAGGTCATTAGCTGGAAAGACTGCTCGACGACTCGCTGGTGGACGACGAGCTGCTGCTCGAATTGCTGCTGCCGGAACTGCTGGATTGGGACGACACACTGGACGAGCTGACTGAGGTAGAGCTCTGCGACGAGCTGCTGGTGCTGACCGAGGAGCTGGAAGCGCTGAGCGACGAGCTGCTGGTGCTGATCGAAGATGTGCTGATCGAAGAGCTTGACGACAGGCTAGATGGGCTACTGGATTCGGAAGACACACTCGAACTGGACGACACGCTCGAGCTACTCGAAGATACGCTCGACGAAGACGACTCGTCCGTGTCACTTCTTCCGAAGACGTAAATGCTGTAGGCAACATCGCCTCCGGACGCTCGGAGTGTGATTCGATTAGTTCCGTCCACAACGGCGAAGCCAACCTCGGAAGGCTGCATTTTGATCAACACACCCTGCCCGTACAGTGCCCCACCGTTGGCTACGGTGTGGGTTCCCATCCCTTGCCATCCCTCGGACGATGCCGGCAGGATCTCCAGCGCTCCATCCGCATCCACTTCGTTTTCGTTCACGATGGCGATCATCACCAACTCTTGGATGTCCATCGCTTGCCCGAGAGCGTCGTTGCCATCGCCACCTCCGATGTCGAGACCGTCGAAGGTCATGAGGTTGATCGTCTCCTGCTGCGCTTGCAGGATCGACCGCAATCTTGACTGCCACACCCGGTTGGCCTGATTGTCGCTGACCCCATCCGACAACGAGACAGAGTAGTTCATCGCAGGCTGCGTGATCGAACTCACGGAGCCGTCGGTCAACGTGTTCAGGAGACTCCCACTCGTTTTGAAGACGGCCTTCGGAGCGCTTAAACTGCGTGTCATATCGACCTCCCTTTATACTGCAACTGGAACATCAATCTTCATTGTGTAGTTGATGATCCATTGATACTCGTCTTCGCCGGTACTCACTCCGAAGTCACTGACGTACTGCGTCAGCAGATGATTTCCGTAGGTTAGTACAATCGCACCCATCGGAGACACCTCGGGATGCCCTCCGAACACTTTGAGCACTTCGCCCATCAAGAAAGCCGCGATCTCCTTGCAACTTCTCGAGTCGCTTTCGATTTCTCTCGCATGGACGTTGAATCGAATTGAAACATTCCGCTCTTCGCGGATTGATGTGTCGTTACTGGACATCCTCGACGCAACGGATGCCGTCAACGAATCAAGTACGCAGTAAGGAAACGGTTGTTCCCCCGGAGCTTCTTGGTCAAGAAGAGCTGAGAATTCCGTGGGGTAGCTGCTGGACCACAGCGCTTTGAAGGTGTCGTTCAGGCCGGAGTTATTCCAAGCCGTTACGATCGCTTCGGTGAGGTCTGCTTGTCCAACTGCCATAAAACACCACTACTCAATAGCGAAGTCGTTTGACTTTCCACCAGGGATGGGACCGGAAAGGATCGATCGCACCACGTCCGCCTCTTCCTGCAATGTACGTACGAGGAACGATCGATCCATCCGGAGTTCTAAGATCAAACCATAATCGAGAGGAGTCCCGATGTAACCCTCGGGTCCGCCAGGCCCATTCCGATACTCGGAGAAGATGGTCTTCATCAACTGCGTAGTCTCGGCTCTCGGGAATTCACCTCGTTGGCTCCTCTCGACTACGAAGGTCTCCCTCCGCTTCCTTGTGCTGGTCTTTCCATTGTCAGTATCCAGCACTGTGTCCTTGAAAATCTCAAAACCACGAACGACAGGCACGCTGATGTTACGAACGATACGGTCTTTCACGTACTCGGTCGCTATCCGCACTCGCTTGGTCATGGTCAGTTCGATCTTCTCCGACACCTCGTCGATGAACCAACGGACCGTCAACTCCTTCCCTTCCGCTTTCTCGTCCCTGCGAGCACGTGCTGCAAGGACAGCGGCCGAAGGAGTGACGATCCCGGCAGAAACCATCGTCGATTTGGTTACGATCTTGGCCATGATGTCAAGAGAGCTGATCGACCTTGGCCGACCACTCCTCCACGTCTTTCTCGTAACGGGGCTGCTTCCACCGTCCCAGGTTGCGGGCATTGGTGAGGAACTCACCCGGCATCCCTTCGACGTCTTCCATCGTCGGGGCCTTGCCGGCGACCACTCGCATCTTCTTCATGCGAATGAAACCGAGCATCTCGCGAAGGAGCGTCTTCATCTCATCGCGGTGCATCTTCCCATCCGTTGCCTTGACTCCCTTCAACTTCCCGTTGCTGGAGAAGCCGGCCTGCCGGATCATCGCTTTGCGGATCTTGTCCAACGTCTCGGGATCGTCCGTCAGCGGATCGCTGACTTCGTAAATGCACTTCGCGGGATCCACCCGGAGGTGCATTCCCGGGATCTTCCGAGGAAGACCGTTGATCAGCTTGGCCGTGGTTTCCGAGATGGAGCGTTCGCCCTCGTCTCGGTCAAACACTTCGACCGTCTGCTTGATCCTGCTGCGAAGACGAACACCGATGGTCTGAATGAACAGGTCGCTGTTCTTCGGACTATCGGCTTCCACCTCAAACGGAAGGACCGTCACTTGTTTCTTTTCGATGGTGCTCATGACTAGTATGTTCTCCGAGTACGTGTTTCCATTTGTTCTCCGAGACTAAAAAGAAACCCGTCGCCGGCCGGAGAACATGAGGAACCGGCGACGGGTTTTGCACGCGACCAAACTACGCGGGAGCGTCGTCGGTGTACGCCGCGCACGCGCCTCTTTCGAGCTGGCCGCCGTATCGGGCCATGACCATGATCAGCATCTCGTTCGCACGGATGAGGGTGTCGCCCTCGGTCGAAGTGCGGACGGTGAAGCCCTTCCGCCGGTACATCCGGTACCGGGACATGATGGCGTAGAAGATGTCCGTGTTGTCCAGGGACTCGTTGATCTTGTACGGACGCTGCATCCAGGTGTAGCTGTCGTACTCCATGCCTCCGAGACGACGAGCATCCGAGGCACCCACCGGGATGGCGTGGGCTCGCATGTACGAAGTCTCGGTTCCGCAGAAGATGGCGGACGCTTTGGCGTTGCCCTTGTGCTCGGCCTTCGCGACTCCGAACCGCAAGGATTCGTAGTTCCCGAGGGAGGTGGCTCCAAGGAACGCAACGTCGGTCGTTCCCGACTTGTTCATGATGCCTTCCGGCTGGGTCGTCCCATTGCCGGTGGCGATGACATCGTCGAGGTCTTCCAACAGCCTCTCACCGTACTGCGCGGTGATGTGGGCGCCGAAGTCGATCGGGGTATCGGACATGAAGTCCAAGCCGATGCGCACGGCACCTTCCCAACGGTAGATCGTGGTGTCGAACGCCGACACATACGAGGTCGTGTTGAAGAGTGCAATCGCACTGTCATCGACACCACCCCACGATCCGGTGACGGTGAGGGTCGCGACACCCTCGATCCGGCGACCGCGGTCCAGGACCTTCTCGGTCACCAGCGGGTACAACTCGCCGTTGAGCAGAGGGGCCTGAATCACCAGATCGTCGAAGACGATCGGGGCGGCTTCCAAGCCACCACTGGTGGAGTCGTCGATGAGGGCCTTGATGCCCCCACGGTAGCCCTTCTCGATGCGGGGCTTCTCGTCTTCCGACGCGTCCCACTCGCAACGCTCGGCGAGGTGGACCAGCAAGCCCTTCTCGTGGTCGTTCAGCAACTCCCATGCGCGGTGGGGAGAGCCGGCGATTCGCGGTGTGACTGAGGCCAGCTGATACTTGGCCCACACACCGGCCAGAGCCTTGTCCAAGTCGGACGAGGAATCGATGCTGCGACCGTGGACGGTGACTCGCTCGCCGGCCATCGAGTGCGGCTTGTTCTTGGTCGTGCGCTCCGGATAGTGGAGAGCACTCTTGGTCGTCGAGTAAGCCTCGACCGACGACTTCACGCGAACTTCCGGCGTGCTGTCGTCGTCTTCGGAGAAGCCGCCGATCTTGGAGATCATCTTCGCGAGGCGGGTGGGCTCCGACGTACCCTTCTGCTCGGGGGTCTTGGGAGCCTTCTGCTCGGGAGCCTCGGGGGCTTCGGGAGTCTCGACCGATTTCTTGGTCATGAGATCCACGGCCTTGGTGAGGCTGTCGGCGAGCTTGTTGAACCGGTCGTTGAACTGGTTCGCCTGCTCGTCGTCGGCTTCCTTGGTCAGTTCCGCCAACTTCTCCGCCGTCAAGGTGCCCGCCACGAGCGCCTCGGCGGCCGCCTTCCTGAACTCGTTGTCAGCGGCGTCTTTCGTAACGCCACTGTTGTCAACGAGCCAGCTCTTCAACGCTTTGGTCAGTCTCATTTGTATTCCTCTGATGTAAACTGACTATTGCTCTTTGTGGCCGCCTAGGCACTATGCCTCAGCGCATCCAAAAATATCGCTACTGTCCCGCGAGGGCCAGGTACTGCCGGGTGACACTCTCTTGCTCGTCCATAGAGACGAGATGCTTGAGAATGCCTTCCATCTTCTTGCGGTCGGCAGGTGTCGAACTCGCAAGAAACAGAATCGCCGCTCCGTCGGCGGTGACTTCTTCCTTCTCGACCGGCTTCGAGGAGGCTTCACCTTCATCGCTGGTTCCCAAGGTCCCCATGACCGTGGAGAGATTGCCCTTAGCATGGCCGATACAGGCCTTGCAGGGTTTGGGCACACCATCCATCTTGTGCCCCTCGTCGAGGTATTCCAGGGCCTCCTTGATCAGGCCCTCATTGCTGGAGGAGAGAACGCGGCCACGCTTGTCGCCGGTGAGTGAGGATTTCTTCTTGTCCTCTTCGTCCTCCGGCTTCTCGCTCTCGTCCATCTCATATCCGCAGTCCTGGCAGACACCGTCTTCGTCGATGTCTTCGCTGCCGCACTTGGGACAAGCCGCAGGCTTCTTGTCCTGCTCCTTCTCGTCTTCCTCTTCGTCGCTCTTGGGCTTCTTTCCCTTCTGCCACAAACTCTTCGCGGCATCCAGCAAGCCCTTCTCTCGGATCTCGGTCGACACGGTCACAGTAACCTCCTTGGGCTCGCCGTAGAATTCAGGAACCGCCTTCTCGCCCAAGTGCCAGTAGCACTTGTAGTAGGTATCGGACGGCTTATTGTTGAAATTCTCCGCGCAAACAATCGCATAATCCGGGAAGGTGGAAACCAACCACACGAATCGGCCCATCGGTACTTCGCCGGAGTTGATGGTTGGGCGTTGTGAAATGACCCCCTTATCCACAAGGAACGTCTCAGCCTTGTTGTAAAGAGAATTACGGACCCACTCCCATGAACCGTTGATACCGCCGCAGGGAAGAATCGACTTCACCCCTTTCGCGTCGGTGGATGGTCCTTCTTGTCCTTGTCCACCGACTTCGTCGTCACCTTCATGGGCTTCTTTTGGTGAGCCGGCTTTGACTTGGACTTGCTTTTCTTTTCCATCGCTGATCTCCTGGCCGTTGATTGACAGCTTGAGATCGACCATGACAGGAACGCTGATCGGTCTCTTGCTACGGATCCTCTTGCCAACACGCTTCATGATGGCGCTGGTCAACTTGCCTCCCTCCACCAACGAGAGAAGCACTTCCTCCTGCTCGGCATCGATATTCGCCGGAACGGACACCAGAGACTCTTCCATGATCTCCGCTTCCTTGATGTCGTAGCCAGCCTCAGATTCTCCAGGCGATTCCTTCACCTTGCTGAACTTGATGGCTCGGAAGCCGTGGCTGAATCGCCCCATCTTGTTCTCGATCATCACCGCCGAGTCATGGCAGAGCGGATTCATGTCCACGACGCAGGAGACCAGCCGAAGCACCTTGCTGTTGTGCTCCTGAATCGCCAGCATCTTGCCGATGGGCATGGTGTGAACATGCTGCCATAGCAACAGCATCTTGGGATCGGGAATCATGCCCTCGGTACGCAGGATGTCGCCGTCCCGGTCTTTCCGAGGCGTGGTCAGGATGTGCCTGAAAACGACCAAGTAGTTCTTCGGAAGTTCGATGCCTTCGATCGAAAAGTCACTATCATCGACAACCATGTCTTGGTTGCCGTAGACCAGGGTCCTCGATGCCTTTTCCAGGACATCGGAGAAGCTGGTAGTTGTCTTCGAGAAGTGGCGGTAGCAGAAGGGATGACCGAGCATCTCCTGGATCGTTCCAACGTACTTGTCCGCCGTGAGGATCCCGTAATTGAACTCGGTCTTCTTCTGCTGCCTGCTTCGAATTCCCTCGAGCAACTTGTCGTTGGCTGTCATCTTCTTCACGCCTTCTCACTAAGTGTAGCGAATTGCCCGGAGGCGTTCAGGCCCCAACTTCATCAATCACGACTTGACGAACGCGGCTTCGAAGAGTCGCGTGAAGCTGCCGAAGGAAGAACAAGTCCTCTTTCGACGACTCTTCCGACAGGTCGTTAAGCCAACGAAGGATGTCATGGGTCGACGGCTTGCCGCCCTCGAACCGAGGCTGGCGACGGAATGCTTTCGCAGGAATCAGTTTCAACCGTTTGACAGCCTCGGCGGTCAGGCGGTAGAGGACCTCGATCTGCGACTGAGCGCCGTTCGCAGCAAACTCGCGTACGGATCCTTGATTGACCGTCACCTTGTGCTGGGGATTCTTCATCTTCGATTTCCTTGAACCTTGTTTCTCTTGACCATCGAATGCAACCCTTGCATCTTCGATGGTTACACAATCCAGAGCAGGGGGAGACGACCCTGCTCTGGATTGCCACTTCTCAAATGATCGGACGACCCTGTTCATCAACTGGACCAGCTACTGCTCGATGCGCTGCTGGAACTGGAATTGCTGCTGCTCGACTGGCTACTCGTCGATGTGGAACTCGCGCTGCTGCTCGACTCACTGCTCAAGGAGGTGCTGCTCGAGCTGCTGCTCGTACTGATGGACGACTTGCTCGAACTGGAAGTGCTGATCGACGACTCACTCGAGCTGCTCGTACTGATCGACGACGAGCTGCTGCTGGAGTTGCTACTCGAACTCGACTTGCTGCTCCAACTGGAGGACGAATGGCTGGACGAGCTGGAGGATTCGTCTTCCATCGTCAGCACAGACAAACCGTTGATGGTCTTGGGACCAGGGAACAGATTGTCACCAGTGTGGAAGTTGAGCACCTGTCGCTCGCTGGTCCCACCAGCGGAATTGGTGTCGATCAACACAGCCTGCCAAATGCGATTCGCAGGAAGGTCGAACGTGACCACCTGATCCGTGTTGGTGATTGCAGCATTGGTGTACTGAGCCGCAGGAGCCGAATCGTCGCCGGCTTCCCTCATACGCGTCACAGTAAGCGAGCGGGAGGCGAGATGCGTTCCACCAGGACCAAGATACAGTGTGACTGCTTTTCCCATCGAATGATACTCCAAAAAAGAAACCGCGGTGTTTGAAACTAAACGCCGCGGTTCTTTTCGTCACCTGGACGTTATCACCCAAATATAAAGCAGACACCTGAAACCCGAAATACCGATCGATTCGAGTTTATAGATTTTTCTTTTTGGTCTTCACAGTCTCTGGTCGATCGAAATGGTCCACGCTCACTCGGCAATGGACCATCTTCCCCAACGCACCACGCAGTTCAAGACGCAGAGTGAAATCGCTGCCCTCGATCATTTTCTCGCAGAAAGCAGTCTCGAACTTCTGCATGTTACGAAGAAACACTACGAGAGATGCATCATCTCCCCGGAGCACTTCCTGATAGGTCGATACGTTTTTCGACATCGATGTCCATCTCCAAGCAGTTGATGATGAGGATCTCCACCTCACAGCCCGCCCATTTCAGGATAGACGCTCGGAGCTTGCGAGTCTGGTCATTGTCCAACCGTACGTACGTTCGAACGATCAACCGATCTCCAGGCTGGAAAGTCAGCCTGGAGCACTGCACGTCTGCAATGGTGGGTCTTGGTTTTCGAAGGATGTGTACCATCAGAGTGCCCAGTTAATTGTCACGGGAAGTTGATTTCGGAGTAGACCGTTCTCGTCGACGGTCCATTGTGCAACTTCCTTGCATGCCTTCTTCTCGGAAGAGGAGATGCGGAAGTCACCCCTCTTGAATCGAATGAGGCAACGCCTCCACAGAGTGATTGTCTTCATCATGGGGACCGGGATGGGAATGTGTTCGCCCTTGATCCGTTTGTAAGCGTCACAGAGGTCCAGAAACCGCGGCTCAATCGCAGCGGCCAGATGAAGATCGTCCTGCTTTGCGGCAACCAGCAAATCACTGCTCACGTCAAAAGCTCCTGTTGAGGTGGGGAGATCCCCATGAAGATCATCGCGTAACGATCGAGGATTGCTTCCACTTGCCATGCCCATTGCTCCTTCAGGGCCTCGCTGTGGTTAGCGAATCCTTCGACCTCCAACAACTCTCCGATCATAGCAGCGAAGCCACCAATCAATCGATCGGTCGGTTTGGTTTCGTCAACACCACACCACTTGGCAACAAAGACGTCAATGCCTCCGGGTTCGTTGAAGCCACGAACACCCTTGTTGCCCTTGGCCCCGAAGAATGTTCGCATATGCTTCTTGCCAACTTCGTAGATCAACTTCTCCGGACCCTGCTCCTGATCCACGACAGAGGGCAGCATCTCAAACACTTCGGCCGCTGCCAACTGCAATATGGATTGGACGTAGTGCTTGTCTCCCAGGTAGCCGGACGTCTCAGCATTGCTGAGATCCTCGAGGGCTTCTTTGAAGAAATCACCCTCGTCTTTTCTGTTGGTAGACAGATCGTCGGACATTGTTTGTTCTCCTATGTCACGGTGGGCAGCATTGTGAGTCTTCGAAGGGCAGGATGGTCATGGTGACGTGGAGGGTTCCATTTTTATCTGCAGCTTCCGTAACCAAGAAACGAGAGTTCGGAGGAAGAATGTACTCGTTCTCCGACGTGACGTGACTGAACCTCTTCGCAGGAAGTCCCTTCGCACCAGGACCCGCCACAAATGTCATTTTCACGTTTCCACTAAAACCACTCCCGGTAGATGTACTGATGATCCCTCGATCCTGGAGAACTTTGCCAACCGAGTTTCTTAGATTCTCTACCTCTACTCCTGATACGGGTATTCCACGAGAGAGTTTCATTCCAACTGGAAGTGGTATCGACGCTTTTTTCAATGCAGAACAAGCACTCTCCGTGTCTGGTGTAAGTTTTTTGAAGTTACGCAGCTGATGATTCATGCTGTAGAAAGAACCACCGGTGTAGTCTTTGATGGCCTCTTTTTCTGCATTGTTGAGTTTGTTGTAAGAGTCCTTTCCCTTTTCCCATTCAGCACGTATCTGTTTAGGCTGAACAGCGTCAGTAGGAATGGGAGACGCTTCTCCCAGAACCAGAAACTTTCCAACCTTCGTCGGCAAATCCTTTCCGACGACGACCTTCGCTTTATTGGCGATTTCGGACAGAGAACCAGAGAGCTGTCGTGCCGGAGGTGGCGGATTCATCTGCGATGCTACGTTTTCCACCAGGGACCCATGCCACGCTGCTAGCTTGGGACTCCCTGGGAGGGTCATATTCTTCAGAGCAAACACGTCTCCGTTCTTGGCATGCTCCAACGCCTTCTCTACTGCCGCGTTGTTGACCGACACCTGCGTCAGATTGGTTGAAGAGAACGTCGGTTTCGTTGGAAATGCCGCTGTGTTGATCGTTGGTGTATTCGCTGGTTTCGGAGTAACCGCTGGTTTCGGAGTAGCCGGTGGTTTGGTATCAACAACAGCTCCACCATTCTTCGCAGCGAGCAGGTCTTGCTTGAACTGATGTACCTTCTTGTAGTAGTGACTCTTGCTGTCCGGGTTGGTCTTCATCGCCTCCAACTCGGCCCACTTCCCTTGCGATGCAAGCTCGTGCATCTTGTTGGCCGTGTTCTGAGCAGACTTCAGTGATCCGTTGTTTCCTGACCCGAGCATAACCATCGGTGGAATGGTTGCCGGCACGGGTTTGCTGATAGCAGAAGAACCATCCGGCTTGGTGATGGTTGTGGGAGGAGCCGGCTTTTCTGCAATCTGCTTCTTTAAGTTTTCTCCCCTGGTAAGAACATCGAACCTTCGATACATCAGCGTATCGATGAGATTCTGTTTCTTCATGTAGTTATCGGCACCACCGGCATGGTACGTTTCCACTATGGCCTCAATGCCAGCTCGCGTCACCATATTCATCTTCTCGGATGACTCAATCAATTGCTCCTTAGTCATCTTCGAAAAGACTTTCGCCGAGCTTGGATTGACACTCGTGTCACGTAGTGTATCCCATTCATTGGAGATTTTTCCAAAGGGCTTGCTGCCACCAAGACCCGAATAAGCCAACGAACCACCCACATCAACAGACACGGCCTTGCCGTTAGAGATGCGGATGTTGTCCATTGGATTTTCGGAGCCTGCTCCAACACAGTCCCAGTTAGCCAACCAGGCGTGCGTAGCGAAATCCTTCGCTGCCAGCTCTCTTGTGCTGGCATCACCCCAGTTGGCCTTCTGTGCATTGTTGTCCCACTCCGTAGCAACACCGACTTTACCGTCAGGCCCTTCTACGAGATGGGCCTTGGGTACACCTGCCCCGGTCATCTCGTATAGCTTGTTGGCGATCACCTCGTTTCGAGCGACGTCGGGGTTCTCTGGGTATTTTACATAGTACTCCTTACCATCTTCCCCGACGAACTTCCCGCCCGGTTGCGTTCCCAACTTGGGACCGACCTGCTTCCACTGAGATGCATCAACGAGACCGTTGTTCGTCTTCAAGTCTTTAGCAGGTGCTTGAGCAACGACTACGTTGTTCTTGTGGGCAAGCAGATTCTTCGCTGCCTGAATCACTCCCTTTTGATAGGTATTGGCGCCCTTGGGAGGCTGCGATGATGCGACCTTGAGGATCTCGGTCCAGTCCTCGGCCTCGGCCAACTTCTCGAGCGTGTCAATCTTCTTGGCTGAGCTCTTCGCCGACGAGTTGTTCATCGACCACTTGCTGACATTCACACCAGACAGGGATCCTGTCCCGTGCCCATGCGTTGATTGATCATGCTGCCCTGGAAGGTGCTTGGTCGCTTTGACCCGCACAGCAAAAACACCATTAGCAGGCTCTTCGTCCTTTGCCTTTGTGTCCGCATTATCTTTCGCGAACTTCTTGGCCTGCTCCTTCGTGAACTCGTACTTCTTGAGGCTGACATTCATGCCAGCATCTGTCATTCCAATCTTCTCGTAGAAACCATAGGCTTCTTCGGTACTGGTTAGTGTGATTCCTTGTTTGTGTTTGCTGGCCACAGCACAGATGGCCGCCATCATCTTTCGACCGTACCCGGGTTCTCCAGTCGCAAAATCTACAACCTCGATCGAAGAGCCCTTTCCAACTCCCATCAAACTGACTATTGATACGACTTTGCCATCTTCCGACCTGCCTATGATTCCTGCAAATTTGTTTGTTTGGATATCAAACAACGCGAGGTTTGCGATCTTCTTTCGCAAACCTTTCCACTTGGAAAAGTCCTTGTACGACAAAGTCTGTTCACCAACACCTTCTTCGATGTTCTCTACTGCAAGTAGTTTGCCATGAGCGTGGTCTTGTTGGTCGTGCTCTCCAGGAAGGTGCTTGGTCCCTTTGACTGCATCCCCTTCCTGCATCTTAGTCGCGTAGAAATATGGAGATCGATAGTAGAGATAGAGGTTCTCCAGAAACGCACTTGGGGTTTTTACTGCAGAGTACGTCCCCTGTACGTAAATCTCCGACTCCAGTACATGCTCGACAGAAGAGTCTGCAATTAGAGCACCATCTTCGAGGCGGATGGATCCGATCACTTCGTCAAGTCGATAGAAGTCCACTCGCATCAAAGGCTCCCTCTGTAGGCCTGCGTCAACTCGTAGAAGTCTTTATACTTCGGATCCATCAACATGTCGTAACGCTTCTTAGCATCCGCGATTCCCCCGTAATCGATTTCATGACTTTTCATCACCTTCTCGATTTCCTCCCACTTACCTTCCCACTGTTTTCGCACTGACTTCAAACTCATAGAGTTTGCCGAAGCCTGCTGCACAAATCCGAGATCGGTGATGCGTCGCAATTCTTCCCTCTGCGTATTCCCAGACGAAATACGAACAGGAACAGACAAACCGTTGTCGATCAACTGGATCTTCCCCTTGCTCAGTACCCAATTGCCTTGATGACGATCCGTGTTTCCCATCACGAAGTCTTGTGCGGCAGCACGAGCGATGTCCTTCTTACTCTTTCCATACCAGTTGTCGATCAGGATGTGATTATCGATGGCTTGCGCATCCTTGACGAACTTCTGTACCGATCCCTCGATGTTGGTCACATCATTCCTACGGACCACCGTTTCCGGAACTAGATCCTCATTCCCCACCACCTTCGCCACATCATAAAATGCGGCCTCTCGTCGGTAGTGTGTTCCTGCTTCCACGGTGATCCTGATGTTGGGCTCGTAATCCCCACCTCTCTTGTACACACCGATCGTTCCGTCCTCGAAGGTCATCTTGAAGAAACCACCAGATGCAGTCTCTGTGTTGATCCTCTCTGATTCGTACTTACCACTTCGCAGAGTTTGCTCGACAGAGCTTCCTCCATGAGCATGCGACATCTGATCATGCTGCCCAGGGAGATGCTTGACTGACTTTGCTTCGTAGTCATCTACTCGGTCATAGTACTCCTGGATCGCTTCATGAGCTGCCGACTCATTCATTCCGAAGTCGATGGTTAGACTGCACATGCAGTTGCAGCGTTCCTTCGCCGGCAATGAGACATGACTAGGCCAAGGTATTTTCACACCTCCCAGCCTCCACATCCCATCCTTGTCACATGGAGTACCATCGAGGTTGGCGTGGGTGTCTCTGGTCGTATTCGCCAGGACGCTGAGCCACGTGGAGCGCATCGGTACATCATCGCCCACGTCCTCGACTAGGCGGTTGATCGAGGCCTTCCTGGCCCCATTCAATGCGTTGCCGCAGTTGCCCGTAAACACACCATCGGCTATACTGAAAAACCTATCCTTAGTAGTAAGGTTAAAAACATGCCCACTCCACGATTCAATTCTGATGATACTCTGAAGTTGATCGATCTCTACAAATCCGGTCTCAGCAGCATTGCTGTTAGCAAGATCATGGGATGTAGCAAATACACCATCCTCAGAATTTGTAAGAGATTCGGAGTAGAGAGAAGGAGTAGAAAAGAAGCCCGTAGATTGATGCTCGCTACTGGGTACCGATCCTCCACCAAACACCTCACAGACCGTACTTCCGAAATTGTTGCGAGGTATGTAAATGGAGAATCCTGCCCTACGATAGCAAAATCCCTCAGTGTCGATCCGGCAAGCATACAAAGGGTCATCATAAAATCGGGAATGGCTTTGAGAAACTACTCCGAGGCCGCTAGACTCGCTGATCCCACAAGAGAGAAGATTGCCCTCGGCAACGAGAAGAGTGTGGCGAAAGTCGGATTCGGTGAAGACATTATCTACTCTGCTTTGCTCGATAGGGGAATAATTCCCATAAGACAAAAAGCCGTTGGAAGCAAAAACATCGATCTCGCCATTCATCCCATCGCCGTGGAAATCTTCATTACTTCCGAATCTCCTCTCTCCAATCCCTATTGCCGCAAGAGAATCAAATATATCGCCGATCGTGGTTGGTGGGTGATTTATGTCTGGGCGTCCAGAAAAACCAAGTTTTTTGACACCAAATCCGTAGCAAACAAGATTATCCGATTTCTTGAGATCGCCAAGTCCAACCCAGCCTCTAGTCGTCAACACTGGGTGATTCGGGGTACCGGAGAATTCTCGACCTGCTTTGGTGATGACTTTAACAAAAGGCCCAGAATAAAATCTCCTGTACACAGATTCAACATTTGCCCCATTGACGACAGTGTCGGCAGGTAGGCACTCAGTTCTCGCGATGTTCAAGGCCCGTACTTTGGCGTACCGATCCCCACCCAACGACTCTCGCATCTGGCTGGCGATCTTGCGAATGGACCACCCCTCCTGCAAGCCAGCCTCGAGAGCCCGCTCGGCATCACCAAGGGTGGTCTTGGCAATGTCGTCCCAGTATGGCTGCTCGAAAGTGACCTTCAGTTGGTTGGCGATCTCCTGCTTCATCCACTTGGGGATTTCGGTCCACAAGCGAATCGGGAGATCCTCAACACCCATCAGCAGCTCGCTAAGAGCTTCGACGTCTTCGGGGTTATCGAGCAGCCATTCTGTTGCAGTAGTCATTTCTTCGGCTTCTTATATACGGCTCCGACCTGATCGTCGTAAGCCCACTTCATCTCGAATCTGGAAGAATCGGAGATGTCGCGAATGGGTTTGTTTAAGTCATCGAGCACTACACCAGAGACTCCAGGTGTTCCGTTCTTCACATCTTCGTGAATCTTCATGATGTGGAGTTTGTATGCGTCCTTCGTGCCTTGATCCATGTAGGCGATATCACCAGGAGCCGCGTTCTTGAAGCCGTATGACTTCTTCCACTTCTCCTCAGCGTTCCTGGGAGGAAGATCCAATCCGGTCTCCTTCTTGTACTCCTCCGCTTTGGAAGGCTTCGCGGTTCCAGCAGCACCACCTCCACCACCGCCGTGACCGTGCTCGGATTGGTCATGCTGGCCGTTCAGATGCTTGGTCATTTCGCACAGGCTCTTCGCAGCCGACGTTAAGTGCTTCAGGGTTTCGAGTTTCTCGACCTCTTTCATGACGCGGTCCTTTCACATTTCCTTGGGATCGAATCCCAACATGGCAATCACGTCCGCGGACGTTTCGTCGAGCTCCTCGTCATCCGGATCCTCTTCGTTTTCGAGCTCTTCTCTCCAGTCGGGAGGATCCTTGTCCGAGATTTCCCCGAAGAATACATCACTCTCTTGTCCAAATACTTCCATCTTCAACCTCATGCTTCCTCTGAGTGAGAACCCTTGCACCCTTGCTTCGTGGATTCACACCAACCATGATCATCTGAGCCACCGCCGCCTCTGCCATCTTGATCGCCAGCACGGGAAGCACTGCGTCAATCAACGAGTTCTTCCACTTCTTCAGATTCTCCTTGGAATTCAACTTCGACCCAGTTCCAAGTTTCTTGGCGATGTCGTCAACCTGCTTGTCGATCTCCTTGGAGACTACTCTCGCAATCGAAACCTCCGTCTTGCCAGCCTGCTTGGTGTGAATCTCCCTAGCAACGGCACGGCGGATTGTCCGAGTAGATTCGATCTGCTTCAGACGAACAGCCTGTGAAGCAACAACCAACAGTTTCGCAAGCGAATCATCCGCCATCTCACTTAATTCTCCAAACAGAGAACACTGCCGCATCGATGTACGATTGTTGCGCGACAGTAGGAGTATTTCCCAGCTTCTTCGACACGGCTGTTGCAACTTCCTTCACTGCCTTCTTGTACTCCTTCTCAGTCTTCGGCGCCTTCATCTTCTTGATCACCTCGACCGCCTCAGAAGTCCCGCGAGCAGTCCGGAAATCCTTCACTTTGAAACCACCACCGTCACGATCCTTCGCATAGGCAAGAAGCTGGGAATCCCCCGTATTATTATACAACTTGCCGCTAGGCCCGGCGGTGCTTTTCCTGGCGATCAAGTCGGCTTTCACCACGGGATCCGTCACCTCGATGTCGAGGTCGACTCCCTTCTTCCCCACAAACCGAAGACGTACTTTGTCTCCCTTCACAACCACGTGCTTTCCCTGGATGGTGGTGGCCCCGTAGGCCTGCTTCTCGGCTCCCGTGTCCTTCTCACTGCCGGGACGAAGCCCCGTGTGTTGAATCAACCGAAGACACGCAGCGCTGTCGCGAGTCTTGGGATCCTTGCTCTTGGCGTCCTTCTCGATCTCCTTGCGGATCTGGTCTTCCTTGGCACGGATCTCATTGGCACGGGCAAACTTGGACTCTGCTGCTTCTGCCCAATGTGCTTTCGAGTAGACGCTCTGGTATCGTCCCTTTGCATCTTTTCCCTTGACCAGCAACTCGGCCTTGGGATCCATTGCAACCATCACCTCTTTCCACGCCGGTGGTATGTTCTTCGGAATGTGATCGGGCAGAGGCTTTCCGTCGGAGAGTGTCAGCTTCCCGTCAGCATCTCGCTTGGTCTCTCCCATACCGTCATGGGCATGAGATTGCTGGTTGTGTTGATTCGCCAAGTGCTTAGACTCAGTCATCTCCAACACCATCGACGCCACCGACCTCGCTTGTGTCGATGTGTCCTTGCGAAGCTCTCCAAGAGCCTCCTTGAGCATCTTCGCCGCCTGCTCAGTGGTGATCTCTTCTTCCTCCTCTTCAGGTTGCCCCTGCTGCACGGCAGGCTGGCCCGGCTTCGGCTGCTGCCCGGGAGGGATGGGAGGCTGGCCCGGAGCACCAGGAACGGCGGGAGGCTGGACAGGGGGTTTCTTCTTCGGGCCAGCAATCCTCTTCGCCATGTCGGTGGGCACACCCAACCCTTCCATCAAAGCAATCGCTTGGGTGTTTTCGATTCCACCCTGTGACACTTTGTCCAAGAGCGTGATGATCGGGGTGACCGTGCTCTTCTCAAGCACCTGCTGGTTGCGATCCTCGTCGGGAGCCAGACCGAGGATGCTGCGGAACTCGTCTTGCGAGATGTCGTTGTTCTGCCGCGCAAACCGGATCATCGAGTTTTGCTGGGTTGGGTCTACTGCTTCGCAGGCTTCCCACCAGACTGCCAGTCTGTTGTTCTCTCGTCCTCCCCCGATGACACCAGTCACCACCTCACCCAGGAAGTTGAGGTAGGTGTTCACATTATCGTAGAACAGTTGGCGAATGATGGTGGCTTGCGCCCATCCACCAACGCTGATCTCCCTGCCCAGAATGAATGGATGGACTCCATACGCACCCAAGATTGCGGCACGAACGGAAGCATCCGATTTGTCCCAACCCATCTCTTGATCGGTCAGGCTAAACCGGGTGATGCTCTCGATCATCCCATCAACGATCGCCGGGTTCCCATAGTTGGCGACCCCTCCCATCGTCTTGCGGATGACGGCGTTGAGCTGCCTTCTCTGCGCAGCGGTAAGCCTCGGCCGGACTCCGCCTCCCTCTGCACCGGGCATGGGGTCTTTGCCCACTGTGACGATCACACTTGGGAAGATTCCATTCTCGAAGAACTTCTCTCGGCTGTTGTCGATATGACCGCTGATGCGGATTGATGGATCCTGCGAACTCGAGGGTGCAAGTGCCGACAACGGATTGCTTGGATCGGGGAGATGAGCAAACGAGACTTGGTCCTTCTTCAACGGAATCGCCTGCGACGCTGGCTTCCCAGGTTGAAGCATCTTGAACGACGAGAAAGGACCGTCGTCGTGGACGGGTGTTATCCACGACGACGGTACCGACCACATCTCTGGTCGGCCCTCCGCATCGGCATCGGAGACTACGTAAGACCAGCCTGTGAGGCAGAGGTTAGCCATGAATGAATAAACGAACTGCCATCGACCCTGTACTGCGTTGGGGTGATCCAACGCCTTGATCAATGGATGATCTTCGAGAACCTCGATGCCGTCATTCTCTGCCTTCTGCTTCACAGACAGAAGGGTCATCTTCCGAATCGCGGTCTTCTGCTTTGTCGTCAATCCCCTCGACTTTCCGTCTTCCTTGGAGTCTGGGGTCCGTCCAACACGAACCGGCTGTCCCGCAGCCTGCTTGGCGATTGCATGAATCGCCGAGTAAAGATAACCCGAGTACTTCGTGTACCTGTCGTTCATGGATGACCGAGCGTTCCACTGAGAGAATACATCGTACGGCCCGGTCGCCATCAGGCTGCCCATACCTCCCGATGCTTTTGCGTACAACGCTCGCTCTCGAGCAGATTGAGAGATTGCTCGGTTGGATGCGATCGACTTAGTCAAGAATCCCATGATTACCCTTCCCACTTGTTGGATCGAAGGCTACTTGCTTTCCCACGTTGAGCGCGATGAGTGCTTCGATCTGCCGACACATCTCTTCGTTCGCCAGGTGCAACCCAGGAACTCGAACATCCCTGTATAGCTCGATCTCGTTGTTCAAAGCCTCCTCTGCTTTGTCGTATCTCTCAATCAACAGACGAAGATCGTCCACCTTGGATTCAACTTCCTCCAATCGTGATCGGTACTTGTCGTAAGCGAGATCACATTGCTGTCTCTCGCGCTTCAGAGACACTTCCAACTTCGACAACTCTCGCATAGCACTAAGAGCCTCTCGTTTCCAACGGAAGGCCATCTTCTGCGCTTTTGAATTGCTGCGATTGACTACGAATCGGAGCAGATGTATCAGCAACGTAAACCTACTCATTCGCCAGTCCCTTCTCGCCAACGGCCGGCTTCATCCAAGGAAACACAGCCGGTTCCAGAGCTGGGGGCAGCTCGGGTACCTCTTGGGACAAAGACTGAATGTTTCCTCGTATCCCGTTCAAGCACTCGTTCATGCGTTCCTTGGGGAACTCTGAGGTAACGATCGTCGTCTGCATCCTCCCATCGTCTCCGATTCGTGAGATGGAAAACAACCAGCTCTCGTTGCCTTCCTCCAGCATCGCTTCTTCCAAGTGCCGTCTTGCAAGAAGTCTCGATCTCTCCTTCGCAATACGCTTCAACTCTTTACTCGTAGTCATTGTCTGTTCTCCTTAGACATCAATTACACCAGGACCCACCACAAGGCCCAACGACAACGCTTGCTGACGAACGTGCGATCTCCTCTGAATCGCCAACTCGCTGCCTTGACAATCCTCTTCGGCATCCAAGTAATCTACACCACAATCCATCCCAAGCATCAACAAGTATTCCCCTTGGTCGCAACCCACCACAGCGGACACTTGCAGCAATACCGATTGTTGTGCTCTCTGCTCAATCCTCTTGGTCGAGATGGACACTCGCACCGTCTTCTGGTACACACACTCCGGACCCGACAGTGCTGTCTGGGTTTGCAAGTCTTCGAAAAACTCCTCCAGTGAATTACAAACAACTCGCATTCTTAGTCCTCTGCAGAATCAATTCTTCTGCACTGAACCCTCCACACCACACCGAGGCCGGCAGATGCGTCTGGTGATTCCGAGCTCATTACATCAAACACTTCGGGAGATGCTACCGCCACACCCTGCTTCGACGTAACGAGTATTTGATGACGACTGGTGACGTTGGGATTTGCAATGAAGTAGATCGTATGCGTAATCTGCATGCCCTTCTTCTGATACGTTTGTACCTCACTAGTTCCAGCAGGCTGTTCCCAGCACTTAACAGCAGTCTGCTCGTTGATGTACGTAGGCTTCCCCTTGCCCATCGTACCAGAAGTACGGACTACACGGCGAATTGTACACTCGTGTGGGAAGTTTGATAGCAGCATTTCATTTACCCGCCAAGTGAAAAACCCCAGTTGACGAAACTGCTCAGCTTCGAAACAGTCTCGGCAGTCAAGTCAGCAGAAGAGCCAAACAACTTGCTAATCAACGAAGAGTCCATGGTGTAACTGTAGTCACCAAGGTTCTCTGATGTGATGGGTCCCGCCAACCAACCAACGGTAGTGTCCTTCTTCGTCAAGAAAACGGTCTTGGCTCGGCGGATGGTTTCTTGTAGGGTAGCTTCCCAGATTGGACCAGCATCAACTAAGCTACTCTGCCCACGAAGCTCCGTCGAAGAATACCCACCAGTGTAAATAATCTTGACACAACCAGCTTCGGTGGGCCACAAGCCAACTGATCTGATAATGCCATCGCGACAAATCTTATGACCGTCGCTGTCCATGCCATCGTAGTTCGGCCAGTAGTCTTCCCCTTCGGTCTTTAGACTCTCTGCTGCGAAAGAACCAGAGCGTGCTCCCGACCTTCCATCGTAGTCGATTCGCAGATCGATAGCCGGATTCGATCTAATAGGAATGTGTTGAACTTGAAGCTCGTTGGTGGACGCCGATGTCTGCTGCCGAAGATAGGCACTAGTCGCGTTGGCTTCCCAAACACTTGGGCCACTCGCCTGGAGATCCATCTGCGGGTAGTACTCGGTCCTGGACGATAGTACTGGGTCGTAACCCAGGTAGCGGCGGATAGCTGATTCTGCCTGGGTGATCGACAGATTGACAATAGCAGTCTCTTCCGCTGTGGGAGAGGTGCTAAGACCAAGCATAAGCAACACGTCGCTGGCGTCTACGATTCGTCCCATGACCGGTTCCTATCTGATTTTGTACTGAAGGGACTGCATCTACCCTATTACGGGCACCACTCTTTCCGGCAGTAGACCTCCAGCAGCCCGATGGCCCCACTGTCATCCGCAGCCAGTGTGATCACAGCCGTGCCATTCGCACCAGTACGAAGCTCCTGCCCGTAACTGGTTCTCTTGGCCTCGCTCACCTGAACCTGCATCGTATCAGCACCGATCACGATGGTGAGAGCCTTGGCACTCATGGGAGTCTGATTGAACCCGTAGCACACATTCTCCAGCACCCAACACCGCTTGAGACCGGCTGCTGGAAGAGTGATCTGGGCCTGAGTATTTTCCACTTCGGGATAATCGTAGTACAACTCCCCACCGTTTGGACCTGCAATGCTTCCACTATCCATTTCACAACTCCTCTTCAGTTGATCTCGACGTAGGTACCAGCAACAATCACACTCTCGGCAGCGTTCAGAGACACGTTCACTGCCTCATTCACAGTATCGCTCTCGAACCACCCACCCATCTGTTCATCCCAGACCATGCCACAGGGACCACTCACCCCATCCAAGTCAATCGGGTCAGGAGCGACTGCCGATGCCCACATGTAATGATCACCATTGTACAAGGCCCAACTCACAACACCAGCACGGGACTTGATAGCGAATGAGATGATGCGGTACTTGGTAGCAGCTTTCGCAGCAATCACCTCATTGGCTCCGTTCGTGGCACAAACCACATTGAACCGAAGCAGCTTGCTCTTTACGTTCGGGCCGTAGGGATTCACCTGGGCGTTGGTGGTCTGCATCGGGATGAGCAGCCATGCCTGTAGGACCAGGAACGCCATGACAAGGATCAGCAAAGCACGTTTCATGGAAATCACCTCCTGAAGGTTTATGTGTAGTGTGTTACTTGACTAGGGTGTTGTTATGACAGGTTTCAACTTCAACTCTTCAAGTTTTCCTTTGGTTGGCTTGCTGTAGACCACCACCTTGTTACCCGTGATCTGTGACGCCATCTCCTTCTTAAAGTCCACCATCTGCTGTTTGGTGGCCAACAAGGATGCAGCGTAGTGTGTCACCACCTTCGGCTTGGTGGGGTCTTTACCATCATTGAATTTGACGCTAAACATCCCGGTGGCCTTCCGGCCGAAGACTTTGACAGCAGCGGCGTTGGCAGCAGCAAGGTCAGCCGCTTTCACAGTGATGAGCTGCCGCGACATCATGGGCGGTGACTCGGGCTTCGCGGCAACAGCGATCAACATAAGCAGGGTAAACATGATGTCCTCATGGTGCGATTGAATAAATGGACTGGAGCCAGGACGTAATCGCCCCACGCTCGGTAGCGGAGAGGGCTCGCGGGTAGACGATGATGGCGGCGATGTTGCCTTCCATGAAGTTAGCAGTTCCGGCGGTAGCACCAATAGTCAAAGGAATAGTGTCTGCCGTCGCGTCGCTCGGGTCGATTGTTACAGCAGTACCACCATCAACGTAAGCATTCACTACCGCATTGCTAGTGCGGACGAACGAGATAATGGACCAATCTGAGGAAGTCCCGCCAAGGTCTACAACAGCATTCGCCTCGTTGCTGTAGAATCCCCACGTCGCGGTGTTCACGAAGATACTTGACAATCCACCAAACGCCCATAGCCGATCATTCGTTAACCCCGATACATCAACTGCCTTCCCCACAGCAAACACCGTATATGCGTCCGTATTCGTGAGAGCGGATGCCAAGTAATCATCAACTCCATCGAACGAGACATACGGCTTTCCGTTCAACGTCGAAACGCTAGAGTAAGCCGGGTATGACGCCATCGAAGTGATTACCGCATTCTTCCCATTCCCACTCCGATCCATCCAATATGATACGGCACCTTCGTAGTAGTTGATTCCCTTGTTTTGGGTGGGTGTGCCCTGTGGCGTCAGGTCGTTGTCGTTTGCAACGTCGGTGCCGAGCGAGGCTTTGGCGTCAAAGTCCCAGAATCCGACAACCACCGAACTGGTCAACGCACTGCCGTCTGTCCCTGCAACGCCCAACTCGCTCCACTGTCTCCACTCGCCGTTGTTGTGGAGGTAGGCGATTTCTGGAGCGGTCAGGAGGCGGTTGGCGTAGAAGGCGTTGTCAATGCGACCAGGGAAGACTTGACCGCCACCAGCGTAAATGCCGAGATACAATTGACCAGGAGCACACGCCGTCTGATGGCCGCTCACATCCAGCGTCAACCATGATGCCCCATTGATGTACAGAGTGGCAACCGTATCACGCTTGACATTGAGGATGATTGTGTACCAGTTCCCTGGCAGCAGGACATTTGTAGTTGTCCCAGACACTCGTGCCCCAACGCCATCGTTGAAATCGCACGTAATCCTGCCATCTGGCAGTACTGACAAGCGAAAACACTCAGCACCAACGGCGATAGTGCCACCAGACACAATGTCGAAGTCTTTGATTGAATCGACGTAAATGCAACAACCGAATGCTGCGTCCCCCGTCCCAGGATTAAACGCCGTCCCCGTGTACGAGAAATACTGGCTCGTCCCGTTCAACTGCGTGGCAAACCCGCTATCCTGCGATAACCCCCGCACGATCCCCGGACCAGCGAGGATTTCGGCTGCGGTGAGGGTGAAACCGTCAATGTCGGTAACGGTTGTTGATAGAGCCCCATTCAGGCGGTAGACCATTACGATAGCACTACCAGCACGAAACGTCCCAGAGTACGAAGCCCATGCATCCGTTGGCGTGACAGGGAATAGTCCAGACCCAACAGAATCACCAACTCCAAGTATGTCCGTGCCGCTAGATCGTTTTGCCCTCAATGCTGCCGAGTATAGCTTGCCGGTCGTGAGTGCTGTTTGGTACACACCAACAAAAGACCCTGCCGAGTCGGTGACTATTCTCAATGAGTGGCTGCCAGCGTCGGGTGCATCGTCTTCCCTTCTGATGTACCCACTACCCTGAGATGTCTCCGTCCAACTTGTCGAGTCGCTGGGCACCTGGGTGATGCTGACGTTGTCGATGGTCCAGTCGGAGGCACTACTGTTGTCTTTCGTAATCTCGAATGTTGCGTTAGGACTGGTGTATAGGGCCTTGAAATATGCCGTAGTCGTCCCGGAATCTGTCGGAGTTGCGGCGTATCCATTATTCGCGTCCGATTCTGAACGCTTTATTGCTATCGCAACGCTGAGCCCGCTGGTTTTCGTCAGAGTATATTGCACCCGATATACGGCACCAGCAGTCATAGCAAACGGAGTCGATATTACGGCACAATTGGCTGGAGTGCCATCCCCGTTGTTTGCAAGGTGTAGTGCATCAGCAACACCTTCAAACGTATCCCACGGATAGGTCACGTTATTCGTCCACCCCGTGATCCCGCCCGTGAAATTCCCATTCGCCACCAACTCCGCAGCCGATGGCACGGTCCATGTCTCGAATCCGCCGTTGTTGAGAGCTGCGGTGGTGATGGCTTTGAGGGATACGTCGTCGAAGTAAGCAGCACCACCAGTAGCATTAGGACAGTGAAGGTATATCTGAATTTGTGACACACCAGTCGGTATAGTAACATCACGCGTGACTAGCGTCCACGATGTTCCCGTCACACCAGTCGTAGTCAGGTATATACTATCAATAACCCCAGATGGTGGATCAGGATTATATACGGTATACCTACCTGCGTTAATTCCATCGCCATGTGTCCAAAAAGACAAACGATAAACTTGACCCGCAGTTACCGCTATCGCTAAAGAGCCGCTTTGTGGAGTGAGGGCAGGCGTAGATCCACCCGTAAGTTTTAAAGCACTCCCACTCGCAGTATGAACGTCGCTTGTTTCCTTCGCCAGTACACCATCTCCGGGGTCATCATACCAATTATCTAAGTCCGAGCCTGTCCAATCATCCAAATCACCATTCGTCAGCAACTCCGCCCCATACGTGGTCGGGCTGATGATGGGCGAGAATGCTTGGCTTAAATGATTGGTTCCCCACGAGTCAAATCTCGTTCCGGATGCTTCTCCTAGCTCCCACCCCGATACCGCTCCCCATGCGGTTTTCTGTGCTGATGTTATCTCACTACAGAGCCTGCCTGCACCGCTGTTCCACGCCCATGAGATGATCGAGGGGGCGACGGCGCTGAGGTCGGCGGCTTTGAACACCATGAGAGAGTCAACGCTGCCGTCAAAGTGGTTCGCTGGCGTAGAGTCGGCACCAACGCAAAATCCCGTGATCGCATTGGCGTTTCCGGTTCTCGCGGAAATGTCTCGCGTAATGGCAACGGTTGGTGTTGTGGTCGCATCGCCGACGTAAACTTTCAAATCACTGCTTCTGTCGGCGTGGTATGCGAAGAAGTACCATTTGTTGGCGATTACAGTCCCTGCCGCCGACGTGTCATATACTTCAGTCCCGTCTCCGAAATGAGCGTATAGCGTTCCATCAGCAACGCTATACATCTGGTAGCCGTGATTGCCAAACGACTTATGGAACAACATCATCGTGCCGACCGTGTCCCACTTCGCCCAACCGCAAATCAGGACATCACTGGTTTCGGGATCGAGCGTTGTCGAATCCGCCGACTGGAGCGATGACTTGTCCGGTGCGTTGAACTGGCAGGCCGCATCGGTCCAGCAGTAGCCGGGGCTGCTGTCGAGCCAGAGGGAGGGCTGTTTTCGCAGGGGATACTGTGCGTTTCCACCACCAGGGAAGAAACCACCATTTACCATTCCCTGCGAAAACACTGAGGCAATCAACAGGGACCACACCAACCCGGACCAAACGATGTTCTTCAGTCGCATATCCAATCCCTCTATATCACAGATACAAACTGCTCAGTGATATCTTTCTTTCACTAGTTGTCCGGGTTTGTCACATCCACCGAAGGAGCAGGTTTAGATACTGCCCCCTCAATAGTATTCAGCTTGTCCAGTTGCATCACGTGATCAGTCTGGACCTTCTCCATGAACATCTTCGTATCACGTTCAACAGCAATGATCTCAGCCGCTGTCCTGCTCACATCTTCAACAACCTTGACCAACTGCTCTTGTGAAATTACCAGAGACTCCTGTGACTTGACCAGAGTCTTCTGAGACTCAGCAATGTCCTTCTGAGTCTGAACCATCATATCCTGCGTGATAGAGACTGCATCGCAGTATCGATTGACGACAGAGACAGCTTCCGGCATTGCCATGAAGATTGCAGCATACAAAATAGCCAAAACAATCACAGTTGATACACCAAACTTCTCCAGGACAGCGAGTGGGATCTGAGCCCACAGAGGCAACTCATCAAAAACATCACTGGTAGTCTTCTTCTCTTTCTCTTTCTCTGTGGTCATCAATCGCTCCTTTGGGGTATAGCAGCACAGTAAGAAACCCAATCACTTCATTAGGTGTAAATACCTCGACTGGGTAAAACAGTCAAACGTCACTCATCAGCACTTGCTTCACTGGGCTCGTAAATCTGCAATGCCTCAATTGTCGTTGCTGTATCAGTATCATCCGATGACGCTGCACTGGCTGGCTTGTCCTCAAAAGCCCCCATCATCCATGGCACACCCAAACCAATACCAGCCCCTCCAGTAAGCAACACTGCTGATAACAATGCCCCTGCAAGCATTGACGAAACACCACTCTTTTGAACTGTCTGTGCTTGAGATTGCGGCAGTGACTGTACCTGTTGTAGGTCCTGCTGCCGTTCGAGTCTCGCAAGAGACTCAAGAGCAATGGCTCTGGACGCGAGTGCCGAGACAGCGGAGTCACCATAAACGTCTCCGGTGACCACGATGTCTCCTCCTCGGGAGACTCCTTGTTGCTGTCCTGCTGATGCGATATCCATTCCTAGTGCCTTCCAACCTGCTTGCTCCGCGTTGGCAACTCGTCCCCTGTGTGCCTCTTGATCTGCCATCCAGTTTTTCAGTGCAGCCGCTTTGGTGGCTGCAACCAGCCCGGCACCCGCCTCACCCGTCCGTTTTGCCATCTCCTCCAGTGGTGGGCGGTCCCCCAGTAATTCGTTCGAACTCATCGGTGATCGCCTTTTCTGCGGCTGTGTACTCCGCTTTGAAGTACTCAGCGAACCTCCCCGTTTGATAGGCGTACTGGGCTCTAAATGCCTTCGCATCAGCCTCGGCGATACGTGCCGCTGCTTCCGACGCCATCTTGCCTAACGCTACCAACGGGGAAGGTTCGCTCATGAGTACTAGCTCCTAGGCTCAGGCACCACCGGTGCCGGTTCCCGTGTTCGCCGGGTAGCCACCGCTCTGCTGGGCAACCCGGAACCCCATGCCCGCCATGATGGTGGGGGTCGTCAAATGGACGGTCCACATCGCAGCGGCATCGTTCGCCAACTGGTCGGCTCGCATGATCCGACGAGCAGCAGCCGCACCCTGCTCCGCAGCAAGGTTCGAGAGCGCACCGCTCTGGATGGCGGGATCAACCAAACTTTCAGAAGCCATAACACCAACTCCTTCTCCCTCGATGGGGAGCGTTGCAGGATCGGGCATCTCACTCGCCCTTTCTAGTAATGAACTTCGCGTTCAACCCCAGCGGCTCTCCAAGAGGCGCCGTTGTTTCTGTGTACTTGGTCCCATCGGTCGTGTACGTCTGAAGACGTGTGGCCGGAAGTTTGATGGGCTCTCCAAGTTTTGCAGTCAGTGTTTTCGCAGTATTCCCCTGCCCGTCCAGCAACACAACCTTGACGGAGGGAAGCCGCTCAACAACTGCTGATGTAATTACATTGATGTCGGGAGCTTCTGCAGGAGAAGCAGATTGTCCAGGCTCTCCTTGAAGACCGCGGGGACCGGTGGGACCAACAGGTCCTACTGGTCCAGGTGTTCCTGCCCCGTTGCATTTCTTTTCCAGGGCGTCAATCCTGAAGGACAGTTGGGCCACCAGATTCTCCAAGGCCTCGATACGTTTGGCGTCAGGGCCTGTTGTCGGCAGTGTGGCGGGTGGCTCCACCTCAGGGACCGTGGGAATCTCGGGTGCCGGTGGTAGTGGTGTGTTTGTCTCTGGAGGCTTGGGAAGCCCTCCACCCCATCCCGGCAACAGAGGACCACTCTCTGCAAACGGTTGTTGTTGAGGCCCGCAGTTACCTCCCTTGCAATTGGGATTGGCTGGATCGCAAGGACCGTTACCCTGCGGAGCTAACCGTCGCCTGAATAGCTGAGCGTCTTCTGCAACCACATCAGCAGGGGCACTGGCCTGTTCCCTTACAACATCGCGAGGCCACGCCAGGAAGGCGTAGAGTGATTCAAGGTTCTCACCACCACCCCATTTATTCAAGGGGAGGTGTTTCAACCACTCACGTTCCGATAGCAATCCAATCAAGTGCGTCGCATCGCTATCGAAGATGCCACTACCACTGCGACCACCGGCAGGAGGCTGAGCAAAATCAAACGTGGAAACACCATACGCTGTAATTGTGGTCGCATAGGCCGTTGGTCCTTTGCCACGAGGAAACCCAAGAGTAATGATGCTGTCCCCAACCTTGGGTGTCTCGGTCGCAAGAGGTAGTGTGTAAGGCTCGCCGTGAATGAACTGGGTCGAGGGTATCTTGATGCTTGCCAGGTCGTAGTTGTAGCTCACAGCCACAACCTCTCCCTTGGCACTGGTCATCACGGGAGACCCAATGAAGAATTCACACGTTGCAGGTCTTCGAGCCCGCTCGACCACGTGCCGATTCGTCAGCACGTAGACAGACCCAGCAGTCCCTGTCGTAATGGTGATGCCCGTGCCCATCTTCATGCCACAAGTGACACGACAGGTAGCGGATTCGCACTCAACCTGCCCTGCTTGGCAAACGCTAGCCAGGAGCAGAATCGCACTAAGCAGGATATTCCTCATTGCACCAACTCCCCATCCACGTAAACGTGGGCCAGTACGCGATCAAAAGTGAACACCGAGCGTATGATGTCGAAGACGTCGAGAATCGGGTCTTTCCCGGTCGATGCCAGAGGAAAGAACAATCGTATTTCTTTCGCCTCCGAGAGTAACTGATGTAGTCGAGCAGTCGCCTCGGGTCCACCTGGCTCGTTAGTTTCCGGCTTGGAGAAATCGAGTGGCCTGATTGCGATCGCCATTCCAGTACGCAGCCTGAACTCCGGGGTGTCTCCGTCTCGCACGCGAGAGTAGGTCACCGGAATGCAGACTCCGAGATCGGGTGTGCTCATGACTTCCCTCTTTTTGTCTTCTTGAAACGCGGCCCAAATAGCCACACACCCAACCATACAACATACGACTTCAAGCATGTGGCACCATTTGCGAAGCAGCAGTCTCGTAGAATGGTATGAGCCTTTGCCGAGTCGTATGGGAAAGGCTTTGAGCAGATGTAATCATGAACGACAAAAGCCGGAAGGCAATCCGGCTGGTCGGGTGGGTAGAGCCACCACAGAAAGAACGGCACGGATCCACCGTTGAAGATGAATCCGGCCAGCACTAAGATCGGGTCCCCATCCTTGGTGATAAACAAAACATCCCTCAGCAGTTGATACTGAGGGACCTTGACCCAGAAGAAGAGGAGACCTAAAAGACCTCGGAGGGGTTTTCCCTCCATGTGCTCGATGGCTACTCGAAGGAAACGCAGTCTGCGCTTACTCTCCAAATGAGCAAAGTATCCGTGCGGGTATTTTTTCTTGGCCATCGATTCACCCTATCACCTCTTGCGGGTTGACCGCTCCATGATGGACATCAACCCGCCGATCTCCGCCAGCATCGTTCTGGCATCGATCTTCCTTGTCATCTCATGTGCTCCGGCTTGCAGCACAAGTAGTGTAGAAATCTCGTCGCATGTCAAACCGGAGTCAATCGCCTTTCTCAGTGCTTGCAGAAACCCACTTGGGAATAGGAGGGACGATGTATTGTGGTCATCGACGAGTTTCTGCTGTCTCTCAACGGCTCTTCGAAAGTGATTCATACTATCAATCCTCCCGGATTATAATCGCTCTGGTCCTTCAGCCTAATACCGATCCACGTCGTCCATCTCATAAATTTCTCGGAGTTCGGCGGGCATGGTGTCTACCTCTTCGTCCTTCAGAGGATCTTCATGCCCAGAAGCAATTACATCAGTAGGCGAGTACGCACCAATGGTCCCGATCAACTCGGCGGCGTAGGGAAGGGTCATGATCAATGCCACACCCACGTCAGCATGCCCGTACTCGTCGCTTACTGCTACAAGTTTGTAGTTCTTAGGAGGCTTGTGTTCGATATTGAACTTGCCGAAGTCTCGGCGAAGCCTGCCCTGCTTGTCTTCGTATGCTTCCAATCTGCAGTCTTTTACGAGCTGAACGAATGAGGTGGCCATAGCAGTCTGGAATGCCGGCTTAGAAAACGCAGCCTCCAGCATTCGCACCCCACACCTCCTCATTCGTTGGGCCATGAATGACCCGCCTTCTGCCTTGTCGTAAAATCCCAACACACCAAAGGTCTTGGCCATCTTCAACGAGTAGTTCTCTACCTGCTGTAGATCCACCTCCTTTCTTCCATTGACTTCCATGGATGGTGCAAATCCACGAACACGTACAACACGGACAATCTGCAAAGTGCGGTTGACACCAACAACAGCAACACCCGCATGGTCATGCTTGATTCCCAAGTCTAACCCGAGAATGTACTTCCACCCTGGCTCAGGTTTCTTCAAAGGACCATCCATTGAGAATATGGAATCGATGTCCTCATCGCTTAGTGCATTTCCGGTGCCTGAAGACCACTTGCCATAGAAGAGGCGGGCATGCTCTGCACCGATTGGATCGCGGTCCTTCGACTCTTGAATGTCTTCCTTCGATAGCCAGGGGGAAGGCTTCTGCCAGAGGCTTTTACACCATCTGGGATTGTTGATGTAAGACTTCCTCCACTCCCATGCCTTTGTCCCTTTGAATCCAGCGTTTGTAGCGATGATTGCTATGCCCTGTGGTACACCCTCTGCGTTCGCCATGTGGTCTTCCATGGCACGCCATTTCGCCACGTGGACCAGCTCGTTCAATACGAGCACATCCGGTGTTTCGCCGTGGGCAGCTCCAGTCGAGTCTGTGGCTTCGATATGGGTCCACACCTGTCGAGGCATGGTTTTGCTGCGAATACAACCATCGATGATCTCGACCATATCCTCCAGCCAGGGATTGTAGTGCAAAATCTCTACTGCCCTGTTCTCGATGATTCCAGACTGCTTACGATTGGCTGCGCAGATTTGGACTTTCACCGGGCGTTTGCAGAACGACATTAGCCAAATCAAGGACGCTGCAACATCCGCGTCCTTGGAGGCTTTCTTCGTACGCTCCATCCAGAATCGACGTATGGGTGGAATACGCCACTCGGCCACCGCCTTGAGAGACGGCAGCAGCTCTTCAAAGAACTGCCTCTGGAACGGCTCCATTACATCGCGAAAAAGCATTGGCCCTACCGCGGATGGTATGACCAAGGCATCGATGAATAGCATAGGGTCGTCGGCAGCTCTTCTTAGAACCTCCGGGATTAGCTGATCTGCGAAGCGAAGCACATCGCCGTCATCGAAATCCATTTCACTTCTTCTTGCAGCAGGTGCACTTGCAGGATGCGTCCGGGCACTCCTTCTTCTCCGGCTTCTTCCCCTCGTAAATCCCGAAGGGCAATGTCGTGCATGAGAACCCTGCTGCTCCTGCGTGTCCTCCTCCTCCGAAGCTCTTGGCGATGACCGAGCAATCGACGGTTGGGTCTTCAGCGTAGAGACCTACCCGCCACTCAACGCCATTCCACCCGAAGGCGATCATGCCAGCGTACTTGGTCGAATCCCACAAAGACGTAAAGAAGCTGCTGCCTCTGCCCATCCGGTTTGCAGCGAGCCATGTCCCCCCATTCCACTGGATTTCAAAGCAGGAGGATTTCGCACCAATCATGTCTTCCTTCTGCTGGTAACGCAGAATGTCTGCCCCAGTGCGAACGATGTCGTTCACCATCCTCGTGTCAGGTGGAACTACATCATTACTCAGAAGAGAGTGCCACAACCATCGATCGCTTCCCACATCGGGACGCAGGTCTTCCAGCCGCATCCCATACTGGAAAGGCATGACCTTGTCGCTGTACGCATGATCCCAGACATCGTAGCGGCCGAGCAGCCTCACTGCTTCCGGAATTGCGATTTTCGGGAAGTAGTGCTTCCACGCCAGCTCGCATCCGGCGAAGGTGATATCGATAATCGGTTTGAATCGATCCCACTTGGCCCCGATGTTTCTTGACCGGCTGGTCACTTCCACGAACGTGGACTTGTGGTGGTCGATCAGCGTCACATGAGAGGCGATGCTAATCAGCTTCTCCATCTGGTCCCACGGCTGGAGGCAGAAATCGATCAGGGTGACATCGGCTCCTTCCAGCTTGTCCCACGGGACATCCCACCCGTAGTTCATCGGTATCAGCTCATGCTCTGCATTCTCGTGGGCCTTACGATAGATGGCCCCTGAGCAGTAGCCGTCCAGATCGATACCATGATACAAACACACGAACTTCGTCGCAGATCCCTGACTCATTTCCGTTCTCCATGTCGGGGGACTACTTCTTTCTACACGACCATATACGCTTTCCCAAGCAAAAGAAAGAAGCCCAAGGCCAGAGGGAAAGAAGCGTGACGCTTGGTCTACTCGCTCATTCCGGGGCAGGTCAGAGAATCGAGGGCCAATACGCAGCTTCAAGCGAGGTCGACTGCTCGTCCCTCCGACCTTGGGCGTTTTTCAGAAAGTGGTGGGGGTGGGACTCGAACCCACGACCTCGAGGTTATGAACCTCGCGAGCTACCAACTGCTCCACCCCACGCTAAAGGCAATCCCAGGAACCGTACTCCTGGGATTGCTCGTACAGAATACACACCACGAAGCGGACCGACTTCTTCACATTCTCATCGACGCCAAACCCGAATCCAGTTTCGGCACCTCGCTGGGGGCCGTTGTCGGGTTGTCTGTGCTTGGCACATGTTTGAGTTGCATCGCGTCTGTTGAAACTTCCCCGCCACCATCTGTGCCGCGACGATCGGCGTCTTGATCACGGCACGTGTCGCCGTTGCCAGCGGGCATCGCCCAGTCTCGCAACCTCCTTCGCTGATGGTGAGGGACATGGTCCAGGCGTCGCCGGCGGCGCTGCTCTGCTGCTGTTCATAATGATCTTGGTTCCAAGTCCCCGCGATGATCGGCGGGGGGAGGACCAGCAGAAGCAGAAGCAACATACACAGCAGTACGTTCTTCACACACATTCTCCTTTCACAGCAAGAGTAACAACATTCATCTCGTTGTTCGGCCACTTGGGCCATTCTTAGGTCGCCCTATTATACTCCCCACACCAATCCCGTAAATCCCAAATCCATTTTTGGGTTTCACTTCTTTGTATCGTCAACGGGTTTGTAGTCCACCTGCATGTATGCAATGTCCGAGGATTCCGAGCAGCGGTATCCATACTCCATGACGAGGGCGAGCATGCCGAGGTTGATGATGAACGCCACAAACATAGAAATCACCAACGGGTCAATCGCCAACGGGTCAGTCGACATCTCTTCAGGATCCCACTCCATCCACCAGGGTCTGTTGTTGAACAGATAGAGATAGACGAAGGGCCAGCAAGCCAGCGAACAAGCCAGAAGAAAGCTAAACACGATACAGAGTCCTTGTACGATTCTCACAGCCGTCTCCTTTCTACGCTGCTGTCGCTCTCAAGATCAGGTACCTTCTCCGAAGAGCGTCTTGTAGCGAGTTGTAATGATCCGTACCCCACCCGTAGCAAGTGCCCTCGGTCAAAGAATCCGCTACATCTTTGATTCTTGATCCTTGGTAAATCACACTACCCGTTTCCAAATCGATTACGCAATACATTCTCATCGCGTCCCTCCTCCAGCTCGTTCTCCAGGTCTTCGATTCTACGCCTGAGCGTCTTCCCTTGATCTCGCAACAAACGGATTTCGTCCATGGCGAGTTGTACACCCCTTCTCCACTCTCGAAGCGTTTTCCCCATATCGGGGCGGATGATTCCCAGGACCTTATATATGGAGGCAACCAGAGCTTCCGCGTCCTTGCCTTCCCACTCCCACACCTCAGCACACAACTCCTGCTTCTGCTGCTCGATTGTCGTCCCCACGTCCTTGTCTCCTAATCGGGTTTTAGTCTCTAACGCCATATCGAAAATACGCATCGGCCTCTGCCCATCGTTCCAGCCTTCGCTGCTCTTCCGCCGTGCGCTCTTCCATCGGAACCCCTGCTATCTCGTCGAGGGTACGTTCCTTGACAGGAGCAGAAGGAATAGCAGGCTTGGATGATCCCGGCATGAAGAGCCACGAGCAGAAGATGCAAGTCACCATGAACAAGCCGACGGCAGCGATGAATTTCAAATCATCGAATGTAGGGAATTGCGGCTTGCATTGGATCTGCTGCGATTGGAGCTGCCTTCGTGACTTTCGTTGTATTGCCGGCATCATGACAGTGTCTCCTATTCAGGATCTTTCACCTCGATCAAAGGTCTTTCACGCATTTCCAGTTTCACACGATTCATTGCCGATAGGGCTTCCAGCAGGGATTCAGGGGATGCCCTCGATAGATCGATTTGGCTTGCCTGATGCAGGTGGAGATGCTGCTCGGAAGCTGCGTCCTTCTTCTTCTCCGGGTAATTGCCGTGCAGCTTATTCCACTCTCGCATTGCTTGGAGTTTCACCATGAGGAAGCTAGAGTCCCCCGCCTGCCCCTTCACCTTCCTCGTGATTTGCTCTTCGATTACTCTTCCATCGCCTCCACATGCATCACACCACTCTCCGCTATCCTCGTCCGCATCCTCCCACCCCGTCCCCTTGCAATATCGGCATTTCACTCTCACGTACTGGGTGCTTATCTCTTCGACGGGCTGCTTCGACAATAGGTAGCTAGTCTCGGCCTGGGAGAATGTCTCCATGAGACGCTCTTCCATCATATTCTTCTGCGCAGGAAGTTGATCCGCGTACCTAGCGCGCATCTCGTTTTGAATCTCTTTTATGTACTTGGCGATCGTAGGTACGCTTACATTATGCTTCGCAGCAAGAGACTCATAATGCGTAAATCCAGCAAGAAGATCCCTTCGTACAGCGGCTTTTCGTTTTGACTTTAGCACGGATCTAGGCCGTAGACTAACTATGCGCTTTCCTCTTGGCATTATGAATTGTTCCTTATAACGACAAAAGGCGATTGGTGTGTTTACACTTCTCTAGTTAGGTTGCTTCCGTTTCCAAAAGCGTCTGCATATCATACACCGCCGTCCTGATCCGGGTACCCAGATCCACTTCTTCCAGCTCCCCCGTCCACCCCTTGAACTCTTTATACGCGTAGAGCTGTTTCTCGAAATACAATCTGCCGAAGATGTCGGTGACCGCATTCCAATTGCATCCCTGTCTTTCGTAGAGCAGGATCTTGCACTCGTAGGCGTCGCGAGGCTCGGCGATCTTTTCGATCTCGATGCTCATGCACAGCAGACAACCGACCTCTGTGTGGAGCATGTGATTGGCATTGACACACCACAACAGTTTCAACACGCTGTCGAGGTTTTCCGTCGGCACCAGAGCCTTAAAAAGGCGGGGCCTGTAGACCATCTGAACCACTTCCCCATACTTGAGGGTGATCCAATCATTTTCGGCCATTTGTGCTTTCCTTTACTTGATCCGAGAGGCAGTATGTACACCACCACCCCGTGGTTGAATCACACTTCTCCCGTTCGTAACCCGGCAATTCACTTACGTGGTACATGGGCCAATCGCAGATAGTGCAACGGCGGTGCTCCGAGATTTGTGGTTTTCTACTTGGACCACTTGTCCCAAGTGCGAGCATCAACAAAATTCCGATGACTGCGAAGACTGCAATTGGGTCCACGGTGTAGTCCTTTACTTTGCTTGCTTCCTGTTGTCCGTGCAATTCGCATCAGGGCAGATATGGCAATTCTGCTCTCCCCTCCGACATCGCAGCAGGGTGTCTCGGTCTCGCATCGCTTCGAGCATCTTCTCAGGAAGCACAAGCTCGGCGTACTCGGCGATCACCACAAAAGGCCCATCCCAGGTACCACCCACTATACCCGGGAGTTTTTGCATCTCCAGCAGTTTCTTTCCCTTCTGCTTTGGATAGATGCAACCCCCGAAATACTCCACGGGAAACAACCCCTCGGACTCGGTGTAGTATTTTCCCGAGTCTTTGAAGTAGATGAACTTCAGCAGCTCACGAGATTCACCGTTCGTGTTTGTCCACAGCGACATTGTTCTTCTCTCAGGTTAAAGGCAGTTTTCCCTCGTTAGGAAGCAATCCGGTAAGTAGCTGCGTTCGCAACTCACCTGCCATCTTGATCGCATGCTGCTTGTCTTTCGCAAACACACACACCTGCAACCTCCACATGCGCCTACTCTTTTCAAGTTTGTAGCACTGCTCTCTTACCTTGTACTTTGATTGTTTGTTTGGCCAGCCATTGTCTTCTTGTAGGGAGTTTACCAACATTACATCACGGATATCTCCCGATGATTTCGTGTGAAGTACAAAAAATCCCATCCCTGCCGGAGGTTCTTCGACGCTGGGAATCTGGTTGAGTATCAAAGGATATTCTTCTAACTTCCCATCAATTAGATCGGCAATCCTCTCCGCCTCTGCCTTATGCTCGTCATCGAAAGCACCAATGAGCGTAGTTGAAGAGTAACAACCAACCGAAAGAATCTATATTCTAGTCATTGTTACCTTGCTGCTCCTTCTCTACGTTGGTCAGGATATACATATCGGATGTGTAGTAACTATCTGCTACTACCACAATGGAATTGTCTTTCAGAGATTCCTCACGAAAGATGATCCTTTCAACTCCATAAGAAATTGAATCTCCCAGCCTCTGCTTTGCAATCGCATCAGCTTGCCTTGCTGTTACAGATATCACAGCAAATGAAGAAGGTCCTTCTCCAAGTTTATCACCGTTAGAGTAGACGGATAATATCATTATGCACCTTGCTCCTTCTTAGCATCGACCACCCGATACTCACACGTAGACCAATCCCAGCAGGGGACTTCGATCGACTCCCAGGAATCTTCTTCTAGTCTCCTATCATACCGATATTCGACCATGGATCCCTGAGCGTAAGCCAGCATGACTTCGGCCCGCTTCCGAGACAGTTCTCGATGTTTCTTCACCGGGTCTTCCGGCTGGATTCGGTACTCGATGCTGTCCCACAACCATGTGGGATCAACGACAACAGTCCATTCGAAAAACATACCTATCCTTGGAATAGGACGACACTCGATCGTCTTGCCGTCCAGGAAGGCCTGTACCAGATCGGTCCGCCGCTTGCACTCGGCCAGCTCCTTCTGACAAAGGAGATGGATCCCAATAGCCGACAGCGTTGACTCACTCATGACTTTGTCTCCTGTTGATCCGAAGTCTTTCCATAGTGCAAACTCATCACCCCATCAAACTCACGAGCAACACAGTAACGGCCGCACCAATCAGAAGACCGATGACGTAACCAGCTACAACGGCAATTACATGATCTTTCATATCAATCATTTCCTCTCCTCCACGTGAACACTGATGGGTCCACGAAATAGTCTGGTCACCAATATCCAGAACAACCAAATGGTAATCCAGTCCAGGCTTTCGGCTATGTCACGAAGCACCTTCAACGTGTCAGCTTCCATCACCTGTTTCCTCCAGCCAGGGCCAGCGAGTTAGAAACTCTTCTGCCTTGTCAATAAGCATCGGTAGTTTGTACAACGATCTTGCTGCCTCCCTCGCTGCATCGATGCGCTGGTTGGCGGCTATGACGGAAAACTCATGCTGCCGAACGCAAGCCGCCGTGGTCACTCGCACGTTGGTTAGCTCGGCGGTCAGGCGGGTGATCGCCCGTTTTGCCTCGCTCAGTGTCTCATGTATCACGCACATCTCGCATGTATAGTTCACCTCTTGGTCGCACTTGCAAACGCCCGGTCACGTCCGTTCATGTCACCCCCCCCCCTCACCATTTCGGACTGAATGTCCAACACTCGCAATGGGGACATCTGCCAGTGTTTGCGCGATACCCACGCAGAAATCGTCCAACGCCCTTGTATCCGCAGTTCGTACAGGCACACGATATCGAGTAAGTATCATCGCGTTCGTCGGACTCTCGGATCTGCTTGATAATCGTTTTCTTCTCTTTCATTTCACAGTCCCTCGCGGGGTTAGGTTTGAATCGCTATCAAAATAACCAACACAACAGCACTCCTCCTTCCCCGGCGGTCGCCGGGATGGGGTTATTCGTCGTCCCGCTTCAGTTCTTCGATACGCATTTCAACGCCAGTGACAAACCCATCGAGCACACTGGCAAGCAACTCGCACCATTCCCTCTCGCTGATTCTACTCAGGCATGATCGTGCTACGTTGTCGATGGCCCTGCGGATGTCGCTCTCCAAGTCTTTCTCAACCTGCTGCATGTAACTGGTTCCCATCACCCCACCTCCCCCGCCAACTCTTGGCAGCGGCGGGCACAGAGGATTTCCAGATTGCAGCCCGGCGTATACGGATCAACGCCATTGTCTTTCGCCCAGTTCCGTAGCACGCCTCGCTCCATCGCATGGCACATCCCCTCGTACACGGAGAGCTTGCGGGCAAGGCTGGTGTTATTGGCGACCAACGCCTTCGCTTGTTCCACCAACGGCCGCTTGTCGTCATGCCCGTCAGCCATCACAAGGATAACCCCATCGAGTACGGTCTCAGCGGCGTGCCGGTGCTGCTGCTCATCGGCGAGTTGCTTCATGATCTGTCCCACCTCCAGCCGCAATTCGTCCCGAAACACCTCCATGCTGGTGACGTTGCGAGCCTCGGAGTCGGCAAGTTGGCGAGTTGCACCGACGAGTCGCGTCGTGAGGCAGTCGGCCATCGGGTTGGTGGTGTCCTCTACGTCGACCGGCTCTTTTCCAGCCCCCTCGTAAAACTCCTCCACCATCTCGGCCATGGACTGCTTCGGCTGTACCTGTCGCTCCAGCATCTCAATGCGGCGGGTCAGGTCGCCATCGACCTGCACATGCATCTCACGATGGAGAATAGCGTGCCGCTCCAACTTCTCAATGCGCCCATTCATCTCGCCCCACACTCGCCACCGCTTCCAATGCAACACCGGCAGGCAGCAGCGCGGATTGCTGCATTCGTTCGGTCGGCCAGAAAACGTCGTTGGCCGAAACCCGCACGCCGGGCATGTATTTCCACGTTCGTCGCGGTCGGCTTGTTTTTGCTGGTCTTCGGTCACGTCGCCTTCTCCTCTGATTGGTCAGGTTCGTTTACTGCGCACCACACCTCAATGCTCGCACCACTCTTCCTGGTGAACTGTAGCCTGCCGCACGCAGCATTCCACCCATTCACGCACCACTCAGCCAGCGCGGGCGATTCTCGCACAACACCATACACTCGGCGAACGACATACCACCTCCCGACCTCCAGTTCGCATTGCCCCACATCGCGCCAATTCCCTGGCGACGCGAGACACGATACCATTGTCGCAGGCGATGAGGCGATGCAATTGTTTACGAATCGCGGATTCACGGCGTTTCACTCCCGTTGCCTTCCTCGCACTTGGGACAGATGCATCCCTTCCCGCCAGGCATGCAGCCTCCGTCCTTGGTACAGCACCCAGTCCGACCGCACCGAGGACATTCGAGAGTGTCTCGCGCCAGGACCGTTTTGCCACAATACGAACACTCAAGTACGACTATCTCGCTCGGCATCGTTTTCTCCTTCGTCACCCTACACGATTTGCACTTCCGGCCCGCCTTCCCCGGCGGCAATTTACCACCGCACGCTACGCACTGGTTGCGTCTTGGCTTTGCAGGTCGCCCAAGGATGTCAACCAGCGGGAAGCCGCTTGTCAAATCCCAGATCGCCAGCTTGGTGGGTACGTTACTCGGCGTGGTCATGTCACCACACCTCCTCGGCCAGTTCGGTTTCCAGTCGCTTGATGCGGTAGAAAAGTAAAATCGCCAACTCGTCAATACCAAACCCGCCCCGCTCATGTAGACGGCCGAACGATTGCGCCGTGCCGTAACGTGCCGCGTATTCTCTGTAAGCCTCTTCTGCTAGAGCAGCGGGGATTTGACCTGGGCATGACTGACGTTGGCATGGGACGGTCACGCAATTCCATACGCCATTGAAGCACATGAAGTCGCTCATCTACTTCACCTCCCCCGCCAACTCCTGACAGCGGCGGGCACAGAGGATTTCCAGATTGCAGCCCAGAGTATACGGATCGACGCCGTTCGCTCTCGCCCAGTGCCGCAGCAAGCCCTTCGATGCTGCCTCCACCATCCCCTCGTACACGGCGAGGCGGCGGGTGAGGCGGTCACGCTCGGCGGCGAGTTTATCACGCTCGGCCCGGAGAGCTTTGCACCCCGCCCGCTCCAGTTCCAGGTCGACTTTGAGGCGCGTGTTTTCCTCCCGCAGATACTCCACCTCCCGCTCGGCCTCTTTGACTACAGGCAGCCCGGCGACAACCTCAGCGGTCAGTTGCTCGATCTGGGCACGCTGACGTTCCACCTCTTGCTCCTTGTCTGTGAGCAACCGTTCTGAATTGGTGGTAAGGTTTCGCAGGATCGCATCCGTCTTGGCGAGCAGTGATCGCAGTTGAACCACCTCCCGCTCGGCATCCATCCGCCTATCCCGCTCTGCCCCCCAGTCCCGCTGGTACTCGTCGCCACGGGCTCGCTGTTTCTCCACCTCCTCCGACTCGATCTCCACGCCGTTCTCGTCGTAGTGGATCGCGCGGACAGGGATGTCGTGGAGATCGTCTGGTCTATCGGCAATTGTCCCGACATGGTGCGGGAAACATTCGACGGGTCGCAACCGTGCCCACCACGCCTCGGCCAGCGGGTTGGGGGTGGGGTCGGCCAGCACCTCGGCCCCCGCCTCCATGCCGGCGAGGAGTTGGTCGGTGGGGGTTGGCACCTCGCGGACGCGGACGGTGCGGTAATCGGGAGCCACTGCGTTTTTTCGTGCAGCGGCCTCGGTAGAATAAATCACAGACCCCAGCACGACGCCACCATCGACCGGAAGTAACCTCGCCCATCCCTCCAGCGGCTTCGCGGCTGGCGGTTCCGGTGGTGGATCATAGATGACTTTGTACTCAGTGCCTCCGTCAGGCCCCATGTCGCGGATGTCTCCCGTTATCCACCGATTCTGTAGGCCGTCGCGGTACTCGCAGTGAAACTTTCGGCCCGAGACTTCTGCCTTGTCGATCTCGTCCAGAAACTCACGGTACTCTTTTGATATGATCGCCATCACTCCCCTCCCTCGCCATATCGGCTCGAAACTTGTTGATCAGGGCAAACAAAGTCCCGTACTCTCCGCAGATCGGGCAATTCTTTCTTCCGCACCCACCGTCGCCGTTCGTGTCGCGGGGGCACGGGATCTTAAACAAGTCGTCGGTGAACTGTGTGGCGATGATACGAAGCCGTTCAATCTTAGTGGTCAGGTGAGCCACTTCCTCTACCACCCAACGCACTGCCTCCGCAGATCCCGGCGGGTGACTCCAGCCCAGAGGCCACGACTCTAGATTTTCGACCAGGATAAGCAGTGTTTCAGGATAGTTTTTCACTTCACATCCTTCACCGCATCAGCAGAAGTCACTTCCGGTATCGGCATCCAGGCTATAGGCTTGGCCTCTCGATTGAACATGCAACCGGTCCAGAAGTACCACCCCTCGTCAATTGCCGGTTGATCTTCGACACAATACCCACCCGGCATGTAGTGACCAACCAAACATTTCCCGGGTGACCCTGCCCGGTACGCAACTCGCAACAACACCTCAGTTCCGTCGCGCGGCGCCGTCTTCATTGGTTGCCACGTAGTCAGACGTTCGATCTCGTCTATTCCCGCCAGCACCACAAGTAGAGCGGCATGATAGTTACACCGTCTGCCGTCCTGTGCCAAATCCCGGCAGCAGCATTGCTCATGCCGGTGCGAATGCATCTCCTGTACATATTTACGCAACTTACTCATGACTTTCCCTTCCTCGCCACATTCGCGGCTGTTAAGCATCGACCAGCAGTCAAGATCATATTGCCAATGAACGGCCTCGGCATCCTGTACTTGTCGCCATAATGCACCAGCCCTTCCTGTCCATCATTAGCAGCTTGCACGAACCCAAGCAATACATCACGCTCAGCAATGAGTCGGTCGATCTCAGAACGACATGCCTTGACGCACTCCTCAATAGGCCAATGTTGACAAGGATCATCGCCGCGACGAATGCATCTCTGCCCATCACGCATCGGCTGTTTACACAATTCACATTTTACTTCACTCATGATTGATTTTCCTTCTCACGCCGTCCTTCTCCGAACTGCCTATCGTAAGTTTCTACAACGACAGCAACAGCAACAGCAATGTTTCTTAGGTGGAGGTGAGGGCGGAGGAGTTGACCTTGGTCCCGGCAGACGTAGAACTGGAGGTCTATAATTACGGGAATTCATGCTAACACATAACAACACCAGAAAGAATGCAAATAGGAAGACCGCAATCAAACTGACGATGTCATCGATGGTCATTATTACTCCTCCCACTCATCTGCTAATTCACGCAAACGCAAACGAGCGTCCTGCTGACGCTTCATCGACTCATCCCACACTACGGAATCACGGTATCGAACGACTGCTTGTCGAACTAGATTCGTTAGGACAAGAGGCTCCAGTGCATCCAGCTCCCACGACTCCGATCCATAGAGATTGACATAACTAGAGCTTCGTGTGTCAGTCATCTTAGCGGGGTTGGGTGGTGGGTTGTACTTTTGAACCTGCTTCATGGTGAGGGCCAGACGCTCTACCTTTACATCACATCCGCTGTATAACTCGAGACGCTTTTTAATATCCCGAGTCATATCAATTCCACTGGGATCATGATCGCCGAAATGTAGAATCGCTGTGGATTGACCGTTGCGGTCGTTCTCGAAGATTCTCACACCCGCCGACCACATCTCGCTCTGCGAAGTGTAGCCACGACATGAGAAGACGGGTATGTCCAATTCCTGGCACACAGGTTCGAACACACCAACTAATGCATCCTTCTCGATCCACACCTCAACTCGAAATTCCTGGTCTGCCCACAGGTCGTATCGAAACTGCTTCGCACATGCCATCAGAATATCAGACGGACTGTTCCAATGCGGATTCTCTCGTATGTTCCTAGTACGATCCTCAATTGCAGACCAATCAATCAGGCCAGCGTTTCTCGCGTCGGAGATGATCCTTCCAAGAGTCTTGTACGACTTGTTGGTGTTGGCAATGATGTCCCGTGCAACGAACTGGTAGTACAATTGCCGCAACGTAAGGGAAAACCCCTGAGCTATGTACTGCACAATAATCGTGTTTGCAGTCGTGATTATCTGCAAAGCAGATTTTCCGAATCGTCTGCGTATGTAGCATATCTTGGGCATTACATTACTTCCTCAGAGTTTTCCGGTACTCGTTCTCCTCATCTACCATGCGTCGGATTGTGAGGAACACACCCTTCCGAGTTAGTTCGATCTCATCACATTCCGCTTGTCGAATGAGCGATGCCATGACCAGAGGCAGTTGCTTAAACTCGGGGATCTTCAGCAGGCCATTCACGACCTTCGTAACCGCGTCGAAGAATTCCTGCGATGATCCGTCCTTAGCCTGTTTTAGTCTTTCGGCTGCTTCTTTTGGTGTCATAGTGTTTTCTCTTAGCTCGTGGTGAGGAGCATCCGTTCTCCGGCTTGGACGCTCCATCACCAGAGCCCGTTCTCTCAATCATGATTCCTTCTTCAATCAACGTAGCGAAAATCTGCTGTATCTGCTTCTTACCGATGCTTTTGATGGAGATCACCTTGGTGTATTCACAACCATCTCTGTTCACACATGTCTTGCAGCTCGATGTCTTCCCACAACACATAAGCAACTCGTACATGGTGTTGATCCCACCACGCTCTAGAGTGCCGGCGAGTCGCTGGTCGAAATGCTCGTGGACATGGCTTTGCAAAAACTCTTCGGTGATGCGTTTTCTTGGAGTTCCGCTCATTGCCCCATCTCCACAACCTTTCCGAGCATGAACTCGGGATAGGCGTCAGAATCTATGTTGAGTATGAACTGAAACTGTAACTCGTCAGCCAGCATCTCCAACATCTCTCGCAACCGGGCCTTATTCTGCTTTCCACGTACGTTGCGGAATGGCTCATCAAGAACCAGCAACCGACGAGCAGGTGGCTTGGCCATCACAATGCACGCCACTCTTAACGCCAGAGATGCGACATCCAACACCCCTCCACCGATCTCTCCCTTGGGATCTCTGAAGTCCTTGCCGTTACGTGAAAACACCAACAGGGCTTCGGTCCTTCCCCTCTTGGTCTGGAACTCAACCCTGAACTCATAGGGATCATCGAATACTGCCTGCAAGCACATCGATACTATGCGTGAGATCCCCTGATGAGCCCTATTTTGCAGGGACTGAGAGACCGTCGTTACTAGCTGCAATGCTTCGGTTACTTCACCGAGAGACGCTTCGGTCTTCTCCAACATCTTCTTCTCGTCCGCCAGACGGACCTTCGTCGAGGATCGTTCCATCCTCAACACATCGACCCTGTCCCTCAGATCGTTCAGGCTCTTCAGAGATGTCGTCATCGGAGCTTGTCTCCCCACTTGTCTTTGAAGGCGGACAGCTCATCACCGAACTTCTTCTCCAAGAGATCCTTTTTCTTCTTGAGAATTGCGAGCTTACGTTCCGCCGCTTCCAGTGAGTCACAATCGTGCTCCTGCTCCAATCGTCGGAGCGTTTGTGTTAGTGCTCCCTTTGCCTGCTCGGCCTTCGTGGCAAGGGAATCCACCTTCTTCTTCAAGGCTTCGTAGTCTTCAAGATCGCTCATTGGCATGCCTCAACGCTTTCTTCAAGAACTGCAACGCACCGGAACCAAGGCCCACCGACTGAACTGCAACCTTGACCGCCTCGGTGAAGTCCAAGCTGTCCTCAGAGAGATCTGATATCCCCTCGAGCAGAGCCGCAAGTTTCATACCAACTGGCTTGGTCTTGTCAATGGAGTTCATCACGAACTGGTCCGTCAACCAACAATCCTCTGACGTGACAAACGGCTCTCGTGAGATTACACCATTGGCATGAATCAAGCCGACGGTTGGAGTGTATCCATGCTCCCGAGAGGATCTTGGAATCATGCATCCACAATTGATGACACGACAATCCAATGCCTTCGACAAAAACCCACTATGATTGTCCCCGAAGATTGCGACGTCGTATCCCTCGAGCCTGGTCTTCCACTGGTCGAGGTTGTCATCCTCTGAAGCCGAGTCGTACGCGTGTCCTGGACGCCAGACGTATGCGTGAATCAACGCTATCTTCAGGCCCTTCACTGGGTCCTTGGGAGCTGGCCTGACATCCTGCCCCCACATGAATGGGTAGATCGTACCAACGTCAGGGATCTCAGCGTGATTTGTTAGATTGCGGATCCTTCCGCTTTGGACGAGAGTCCAGTACGCCGACTTATGTACGTTGATGTAAGAATGGTTGGGCAAGTCATGCTGCCCGGGAATGGCGTACATCCCTGGAAGATTTGCCCAAGCGAAGTTGATCAACTCAGGCACGCTATGCCAGAGATCAAACACATCTCCCGCACACAGTATCGGGACACCGCCATGCTTGCGCTGGATGTCCTTCAACTGAAGAAGATAACGAAGCATCGCTCCATACCAATCCGTCTCAACTGATCTCGATACTGGTGCAGTGTGACAGAGATGGATGTCAGAGCATGCGATGGCGATAACCGGATTGCTCACAACTTAGCTCCACAGAGAGGGCAGGCTTTGAATCTCTGAGACATCGCGTCCTCCAAACGATCCTTGTCGTTGAGATGCTTCTCGATCTCCGTTTCGTGTCCACGGCTCGAAACAACCAATTGCCGCAACCTATTATACTGCACAGCAACTTGTTCCAACTGCTTCACAGTCTGCGACATCTCGCTTATGTCGGGGATCTCTGGCACGCGGAATGTGGTTGCCATGGCGACGCATGATAACAGTGAGCCGATCTCGTCTTTCATGGACGCTGGAACCAGGAACTGTCCCACCTGCTTGAAGTCGTCGATGCACTCGTTGAGCAGGTTGATACGAGTAGTCAGTGTGCTTGCATGTTTCGCGAGACCCTCCAACATCTGGATCTCTTCACTAAGCTCCTCTCCAGCAACTGAACGCTCTTCGATTCTCTGAAGACCTTTGTCAGCTTCGGACACCCACTCCAACTTCTCGAGCTGCTCATTCACCTCTTCGATGCGGTGAGTCGAGACATTCATCGACGACTTGTACTTGCGGGCTTCACTACTTAGAAAACCCATCACACTGTCGATGATGTCCAGGTCGACAATGGTGTTGATTTCCTTCGCTACATCTCCGGCATTGGACGAGAACCAGAACCACGAATCGTTCTGCCATTGGTAGTTAGCAGGCCCGACCCGAAACAGGTTGCGGATCTCCTCAGGGACCTCCGTCTTGAACGCCTTCAACTCCTTGCCGTCGATCCAGTATGAGTTGGTTCTTGTTCCGTTCTTCTTGCGACGAACCCGAACCCCATCCACTTCAACTTCAACATCAGCTCCGCCCTCCGATCCTTCTCGAACGAAGCTGTCACCAGTCGGCCGATTGTCCGTCACCCATCGAATGGCCCGCATGATTGCAGACTTGCCGGCATCCGATGGGCCGACAATCACTGTGATCTTGGGATCGAAGACGATTCGTAAGAGATCAAGGATTTGAAAGTTCTTGATTTGGATCTTGGTAAGCATGACTCATCCCAGCTTGCGTCTCTTCTCGTACGCTTTGACCAACGCACACACGGTCTCCGGATCCAACTCGTACAAGAAGTCTTCGAACCGGACCCCGATGAGATGAACGTGTGATAGTGTTTTTCCACAGACCAGTTTTCTGCCCTTTTTCACGGGATCGATCGACTGTCCCATGACCTCGATCGTGGGAACAGTCCACGCAGTCTCGTCCTGCTGCCCAAGGATCCGGTCGAAGGTCATGCGACTGAACCACACCATTGCGCAGCGGTAGTCCCTTTGGTGAATCACCATCCAGAAGGGACGGTTGTTCTCTACTGCTTCATGCTTCACCTTGAACAACCACTCGTCCCACTTACGAAGCACCGATCGCTTCCCGCGATCGATCATGTCAAGCGGAGTCTCCCGCGAGTATCCACGCTTGATCTCGATGTTAAACGCTTTGATCAGCGGCTCTCCCTCTGGATCACTTGCACACACATCTCCAGATTGACCGAATGTGTGCAAGCACTTCTTCGCACGAGATGTGGCACGAGCCCCCGACCCTGGCGTCCTCCAAAACAAATCATCACGCTCACCACCGGACCACCATTGTGACAATTCCTTGCAAATGTTACGCTCGTACTCACCGCCTTTGGCCATGACTTATCCTCCCAACAAGGCTTCGCATCCCTAACGACTCCATTAGGGTGTTCCAACGATCTCCGTTGATTTGCTGCCCTTTCAAAACTACCGGATCTGTTCCAGGTCCGGGCAGTCTTGTTAACTTGATATTACGAAGGATGAGGTTCCTGGACTCCTGGATGTCAGTGTATTTCTTGCTGCCGGGCTTCAGCTCACCAGTAAGAAACTTGATGGCTGTCTTCTCTCCGACACCCTTCACACCTGGGACATCATCCGAACTGCAGCCGGCGATGGCTTTCACCATCGCCCATTGACCTGGGTCGATACATCGGTCTCGTGCGAATGAACTCTCCGTCGTCGACTTCTTCGTCCGGGGATTCCACACCGTTACATGAGGAGAGAGCATCTGCAACATATCCTCATCGAGAGACACGATGACCGCTGACTCTCCAGCGAAGAGACCCAAGCATGCAGAGGCAATCAAGTCATCCGCTTCGATGCCCTCCTGCCAATAGACATTCTTCACTTTTGCTTCAGGAAGGTACTTGGTCCGCAGGCGGAAGATTTGATTGGAAAGACCTCTTCGAAGCTCTCTCTCTTCCTCGTCCATCTCCTGCCGCCGCTTCCTGCGAGACACTTTGTAGTCAAAGAGAATCTTCTGGCGATAGTCATAACCGCCATCGAAGAAGAAAGCGACATTACGAGTTGCGAAGAGGTCGCAGAGATCAGCAACATCCCTAAACACACCAAACAGTACTTCGGTGGGGTTGTTGCCGTAACTCATCTTGCCCGACATTGCGTGGAAAGCGCGATGAGCAAGACCACTAACGTCCAAGAGGAGCCACGTCACGTTACACTCCTATTCCGATCGATAGGGGTTTTGTCGAAGGATCCTGCACGCGTCTTCGATCTCGTCCCATGTTTGCTGAACCAAGTCACGAAGGTCCTGCTGCAACCCTCTTTCCTCGATCTCTTGAATCAACTTCTCTCGTGTACCAACGATCTTGGGACCCATGCCCGTAGCAACGATGTTGCGGCCTCCCTCATCGTCGTCCCCGTCTCCCTTGCCCTTCTTCCAGGCGCCCTCGTCCAACAAGTAGTCGATGCAGGATCCGATGTCGTCTACGCCAAAGCTATGATAGATGGGAATCTCCACCACTCGCTGCCTTCCGGTGACTCTGGTTCTTTTCACCCTGACCTTGCAGTTGGTTCCAAGCTCGCGCTTCTTGCCGCGGACCTGCTTGGTGATGTGTCCCATTACTGACGACCACACAACAACGGATGCGTAGAACTCCAATGCCCATCCACCGCTGCGAGTCTTCTTCGACTCAAACATCCCTGCATCAACATTGTCACGGGTCTGGTTGATGATCACCAGAATCGAGCCCGTTTTCTCAAGGATCTTCATGGTCCTTCGAATGTCCCGGGAGATGATCTTGGGCTTGTCCATCCCGTAATCACCCTTGGCCTGCTTCTTCTTCCGGTTGGCGATCTTCCGTTCATCGAACTTCTTCTCGTCTTGATTGCTCGTAAGTGCGTCTACACTATCGAGCACCCAGATGAATGGTGTACCCTTCTTGCCGGCGTCGTCGATGTTGAAAAAGAAGTCTTCGATGGTCTCCGAGTGGATGTGCTCCCCCTTGACAATCCGAGGGGGCTCCAGACGCTCCATCAACTTCTTGCCAAAGTAGAATTCCCGGTCCATCAAAGCGCCGTTCTCGGGAGCGTCATAGATGAGACGGTAGTCGTCGAAGTCTGGATCGATCGAAGCCTCCGCAAGACACGCCATCCCCAACCACGTCTTTCCACTGTTGGTGTCCCCGACGAAGAGCATGATCTGCCCTTCGACCAACCCGCAATTCACATCACCACTGATTGCGAGGTTGACCAGTGTCGACCCCATGCTGACGGAGCGAAGTTTCTTCGTTACAGTTTTCGGTCGTGTTCTCATGGCGGCTTTGATCTTTTCAATGTCCATTGTTCAAAGTAAACGCCGGCACCCATACGACTGAGTGCCGGCGTTCTCCTTTCACCCGCTACCAACTGCCCCAGTCATCATCGTCGTCATCCTTCGACGCTTTCTTCTTCTTCGGGGCAGGCTCATCCTCATCGTCGTCGTCTTCGTCCTTGGACTTCTTCGACTTCTTCTTGGGAGCAGGCTCTTCCTCCTCCTCATCATCCTCGTCGTCCTTCTTCGACGGTTTCTTCTTGGGCTTCGGTTCGTCGTCCTCATCGTCCTCATCCTTGGACGGCTTCTTGGACTTCTTCTTCGGAGCCTCATCCTCCTCATCGTCATCGTCCTCGTCCTTGGACGACTTCTTAGAAGTCTTCTTCTTCGGAGCCGGTTCGTCATCCTCGTCTTCTTCCGGCTCCGGTTTCTTCTTGGTCTTCGGCTTCGGCTTCTTCAGGTCTTCCAGGTCCACCTTCTCGGTGTCTCCGTCCTCGTTGATCACCGAAGCCATCCCTGCCTTCACGTTCACGCGAACGATCTCCACACGTCCCAGTGTGGTATGGATGGCAACCTCTCCCTCTTCGAACTCCGACGTCGGTGCCTTCTTCTTCTGGGCGGGCTCGTCATCGTCGTCCTCGTCCCGAGTCGAAGCACGCTTCTTCTTCGGGGCGGGTTCGTCGTCCTCGTCGTCCTCATCCTTCTTGGACGGCTTGCGGGTCTTCGTACCCTTAGTGCTCTTGCGAGGCTTGTCGTCCTCATCTTCGTCCTCGTCGCCGCTGATCTGGAGGAAGATGGCCCGCAGCTTGTCGTACGGAACGATCTTGATCAAGTCATCCAGGCAGTGAGCCTCATCGATGATGTCCTGCTCGTACTGCTCCGATCGATTCTTGAAGGTGATCTGCGACACCTCGTAGAACGGACGGCTCTTGCCCATCGTCTTCTCGCTGACGCTGAGCTTGAGAGTGTAGCCTTCTTCGGGGTCAGCGAAGAATTCGAAGTCCTCGTCTTCGTCAGCATCGCGGACCGCCTTGTCCAACAGCTTGCCGAAGAGATGGAACGAGATGTCGAAAAGCTGGATGCCGGCGGCACGGTTGTCGGCATCGATGACGTTCCACAGCTGACGCTCCTTGGGAGCGAGTGCTTTGATCTCGTCTTCGTCGCTGTCGGGGTCCTTGGTCAACTTCGCTCGGTGCTCACACACGGGACACTTCTCGCCGCAGGTCTTCGCCAAGCAGACGTAAGAATTCTCGTCGGCACCGATCCGCGGATGGACCCAGTAGGTGCGTTCGAAGTAGACCTTCCCCTCCTCAGCATGGGGATTTCCCTTCCCCACCTTGAAAGGAATGACATCGATCCTGCGGGCCTTCTCGGACTCGAGGCGCAGCAGCTTCACACCTTCCGGCCTGTCGATGCTCGTAGAGTCATATCCGCTTTTGTGTGTGGTCGCACGATCCTTCGCCGACACCTTCTCCCGTTTCTCCCGATCCCGTTTCGTCGCCATAGAACTTCTCCTTGTAGAATTGCCAGTTGGCACTGAGGTAGCCCATGCGTCCGGCTTTTGTTACCATGTAGGCCAAAATAGGAAGCAGGACAATAGCAAGAACAATGTAAAGCAGAGTTGTCATGAAACTAGTCCTCGTCATCGAGGTTTAGTCTCCGCGATGCCTTACGTCGAGTCATCTTCTTCTCCAACTCGTCCATCTCCTCACGAGAGTGGGACGACGCCCGAGGTGAACTATTGTAGTTGGACAAGTGCAGATCGACTAACTTCGACAGCGCTGTTTTGCGGTGTTCCATCGCCTGCACAGCCCCCTTGAGAACCTCCAATTTGTGCCGAGCTTGGTTGCGTTGTTTGACGGCCTCGACAACCTCGGGCTGAACCACAACGCAGGAAGAAATAGCAGCTTCGGTCGCTTTGGTGATACCGTAATCATCAGGATCGTTCCTGATGAGAAGCATCGCTTCAGATTTCACGACCTCGAGATTGTTTTCTGCGTTGTCGAGTTCCAGCTTCGCGTCCGCTGCCCACCGCGATGTTTTCCGAAATCTCTCGGGCTGTTCCAGCCACTCGGTATCGAGAGCGTACTGGTCGATTGACAAGTCGAACTCTTGGTCCGATGATCGTCTTTTTTTCTCTTTCATTTGATCACACGTAGCATTGGTGACAGGAGAGGATTAGACCCGCTCCCTTGGTGTCGTAGTAGTTGTCGCGAAATGCGTCGATAATCTGCATGGCTCTCGCGACATCCTTGCCACCGGTGAGCGCCACCTTGGTCATGTAGCTGAGGACCAGCCACCGAATCTTCTCGGCCTGCTCATCCATGTCCTGGATGGATTTGATAACACTCAGCACATCCGCAAACTGTGATCCACGTTTCAGTAGCGTCCGGGGGATCTCGATGGCGTCCTTGCTGGGGAGAGTTGCTTGCAGAGCTTTCATCTGCTCATCTTCTCCCACGATTCCCAACACCTGCCCCAACAGAACAAGCGCCTTGCGCGGACTCCCATCAGCGTACTCGGCGATCTTGTCGATCACATCATCCGACACTTCGGGGATGTGCTCGTTTCCGTTCTCATCGATACATACCTCCGCATCGAGAGCACGCAAAATCACCTGCTTCAGGTCGGCGATTTTCACAGCCTTCAACTCGATGATTGTAGCACGAGTGCGGATGGTCTGTCTCAGCTTCTGTGGATCGGTGGTGCAGAAAATGAAGTACGCGTGACTCGGAGGATCCTCCAACACTTTGAGGAACCCTCCCTGTGCATCACCTGAGAGCTGATGACATTCGTCGATCAACCACACTCGGCTCTCACCACCACCGATTGGATTGTATCCCACGTGTGATTCAATCCGACGAACCAGATCAATACCACGATCACTCGCGGCATTGATCTCCTCGAGGTTCTCCGGAGTGCATCCCAAACGATTGGCGATGATCCTGGCAAGCGTAGTCTTTCCACATCCACTGGGTCCGGTGAACATGATGAAATGCGGGAATCCAGACTTGGCCATCCCCTTCAAACTCTCGACTGCGTGTCCCTGCCCGATCACTTCGGACAGTTTGCTTGGACGCATCTTATTTGGCAAACCTGCGTATGCGCTCATGCTGCCACCTTCTTCTTCTCAAACCAATTCGTCTCGGACACTTCCGCTTCAACCTCGAGTGGGACGACCACCCAATCCCAGTGCTCGCGGACATCCTTGGTCATTACTCGTCTTGTAACATCGAGGTACTCAGACAGCTCGTCCTTATGAACATCCGCGATAATGCTGTCGTGGATCTGCCCTATTATACGGGATCGCCTGCCGGATTTTTTGGACCATTTGACCAGCTGAATCAAGTCCCACAACAGCAGGTGAAACGCTGGACCCTGCACTGGAGTGTTGAACAGATTGTTCTTCTTGTACACTCCCGGGCAGACAAACCCAGTCATCAGACGAAACGACCCGACCTCCAAATACTTCTTCCACCACTTGTCCTGCCGATCCTTCAACGTCGCAAAGGTGTCGAAGAATTCCTGCTCCACCTCCTTGATGTGATACTCGAACGTACCTCGCTTTGCCCTCTCAGATGGATCACACTCACCAAGTTTTTGTATGCCCTTGTCGCGGAGGTGCTGCTTCAACGGTTGGTCATCGGAAGTCTTCAGATGACCTTCATCAATAGCGTTCCACAGATTGGGCGCTGTGTTTTTGAAGTACGAGCCGTAGAGCGTCGGGAACACAAACTGGTTCTTGGCGAAGAATCTGGATGTCTTAGGCACCTCATCCAAGAGGTAACACTTCGATGCCATATCGCGATGGATGTCGAACCTCGCATCGGAGGCGTACGCCATCATCGTCGGGTCTTTCCAGAAGCACGCTGCTATCTTGAACTCATGTCCCGAGTAGTCAGTTTCCACCAGCACATGACCATCGCTTGGAATGAAGCACTTGCGAATCAGTGCTCCAATCACTGGATCACGTATCGGAATGTTCTGCGCATTGAACTTGTCCGATGAGCTGCGGAATGTACGTGCCAGGTGGAGGTTGAACATTGGACGCACCCTGTCGCCCACCACCTCCCTGCGAACTCCCAACAGGTACGTCCCCTTGAGCTTCTTGAGCTTCTGGAGATTCAAGTAGTCGACCACGAATGGAAGATTGACCTTGTTCAGCTCTTCTTCGTCCATCTTCGCCCGACGCTTGCCAGTCTTCCCTCCGCTGGTGTACTGGGTCGGCTTGTAATCCAGCTCATCTATGAGCACGGTCCCAAGCTGATGACGACTGTCGAGCGATGGTTTCGGGAACCTGCGCTTCCACTTCTTCCATATGTTGTCGCTGTGCAGCTTGTCTTCCAGATCGGAGATTTGGTTACCAACATCCTCGATCGTGTCATCCAGTCTCTGGACATCAACCCGCATGCCCACCGCTTCTACCTCCGCAAGTGTGAGCAGGCCCTCATGCATCAGGTTGTAAGCATCAATCGTCGTTGGTCTCATCAATGATCCTTCGGCTTTTGAGATAGAGACGCAGCTTATCAACAAACCGCTGGTCGGCGTACCACTGCAACCTCTCCAGAGGAATGTCGTCAACCTGACTCCCAGCAAACTCTCCGAATGGAATCAACTCCATTCCAAATCGTCGGGCCTGCTGCTCCGTCATGATCTCTTCTTGTTGCTTCTTGCATGGTACATGAGCACAGCATATGTTGTGTAATTGCACCCACAACAGTCTTCCGTGAATCTTCTCCTCTTCGTCGGCAAGTGATGCAATCACTTCAGCAGCATACCGCGCAGCAATGCGTTGTCCGATTTCTTCCTTCGATGCGATGTAATTTTCACCAGCCATGTACAACTCCCATCTCTCGCATCTGGTCCATGCCCACCAAGTACTCCATCAAAGCATCCATGCCGTTGTACTTCAAAAGGTCGTAGAGCTTTACTTGGCGGATCTTGTTTCTCGAGTTGCCGTAGGAAGCCTTCAAGAAATCATCTACCTTCGAAGACCACAGAGGCTGTCCAAGACGAACAAACGCTTGGAACTTCACAGAGGTGATCGCCGGCCGGCAGTCGAGGACATGCGAAGCCTGCATGCAATCCCAAACCCAGTTTCGCACATTGTGTCCAAGAATCGTCTTGGTCCACCTCTGCTCGAACTTGATGTTGGCTCCGATCTTGGGAGCTGTACTGCGAAGCACCTCACTTACTGCTTCAGCCGTCTTCGGCGTCCATGGGAAGGCAAGGGTTCTTCGTCCTTGCCAGCAGATAGCGCACGAGACCAGCTCAGCCTCGGGATGATCCGGCTTCAACCGATCCGTCTCGTAGTCGAAGGCAATAGGTGTGTTGTCGCCAGCCTTCTCCGCCATCATGCGAATCATCTTGGAGGCTTGAACATCCGACTCCTCGATTCGAATCTGCTCCATGTAGTTTGGAACCTCGTCCCACGGACGCCCTCGCTTGGACAAAGCCTGCTCCAAGTGCTTCCTGAACCACAACGTCAACGCAGGCTGCTGAACTCGCAATAGGTACGAAGGATGCCACGTTGGACAACACCAGACGTTGGGCTTATGCAAGGGAATACACCATCCAACCCACTGACCCAACGAGTCAGCGTCAACAGAGCCTCCCCAAATGGGAAGCAAGAACGACTTCACCGCCTTCATGCCCAACAGGATTACAGTCTCGGGCTGGAGCTTCTTGATGGTGTTGAAGAGATTAGGACGACAACAGTCTACGTAGACATCCTTGATCACGTTCTCCGGAGGGCGGCAGATGACCGCATTGGTCTTCCAGCAATCACGATCGAGATCGCAACCAAGGTCATTGAGGTGCTTTCGCAACTCCTGCCCCGCATCTCCGATTAACTGCACTCCCTCCCTGTCCTCGTTCTTGCCGGGGGCCTCAGCAACGATGAGGATTCCCTTCCTCCCCTTCCCTGTCACTGGCATCTTGGGACTCATGCAAGTACGACTAAGACCGCACTGACCACATCGTGGGAGTGTCGACAATCTGGGATCTGGTCCCATCTGATCTTCGTCGAATCCTAGCATCACTCACCTTTGATGGTCGCGGTTATGTAGGTGAACTTCTGCGCTTCCACTTTCAGCATGCCCTGCGCAAGGAAGCACTTTCCCTTCCGCCTGCTGATTTCGGAGAGCAGGTCGGGGTCGATGGAAAACCCTATGGGAGCGTCTTTGTACTCGCTGTCCAACTTCTCCTCGTACTTCCCGAGCGGACCCTTGCCGCGAACGAACATCGTTCCTTCTTCGAAGCGGACATCCACGCGACACCCACCGATGTCACCGGACCCGAACAGCCGGCACTTGTCCAATGACTTCGACAGGTCCTTCGGGATCTGGATACGCTTGATGGTCTCTCGAGCCAGGACCCTCGCCACGACATCCGAGGCATACTTGTCCGTGTACCGCCGGCAGGCGATGTCCGGCATGTCGGTCCCGCGGAAGTGGAACCAATTGTCGGTCTCTCCGAACTCCTTCACCTTCATGCCGATGATTGATTGGAGGGAGCTTCTTCGAATCACAGTCGGCGCCTTCACACCAGTGTTGATCGTGTACCGACACACTTGATAGTTGTCGGATGCCTCGATCCACTCGGGGGCGATGTTGACGCAGGTGAGCAGGAACTTGCTGGAGTCGAAGCCTGCGCAAGGAAGCACAACACGCACGGCCTGCTCGAAGTCCTCCGGCAGCTTCTTCCACTTGGTCGGGAACTCCATGGCGTCGATGGGCAGCTTGATCTCGCTGTCCATCTTGATCTCGGCCTTCCGCTTCTTCCCCGCCTTGACGCAGAAGCATCCCTTCTCGACGGACACATCCACCTCTTGAACCGACAGCTTCTTCAGCAGGCCGATGAGGATGTCGGATGGTACTGCTCCCTCCACATCCACAGGGGAATCCACCGCGCAGAACACCTCATCGTTGTACGTAATCACCTTCTTCTTGGTGAAGACGAAGTGCTTGGATTGCTCGATGATCTCCTTCTTCGCCAACCCGTACGCAGCGGATTGTAGGGCACTCAACAACTGCTCACGAAGCACGTTCATAGCGACTCCTTCTCATTCTGCCTGTCAATAACTTCTTTGCGGAAAATCTCCACGTCCTTTGGAGCTTCAAAGCCGATGCGTACCTTGTCTCTCCGAATCTCTACTACGACGAGTCGAATGTTTCCTCCCAGAATGATTTCCTGGTCGACCTTCCTGCTCAGCACCAGCATCGTCAGACTCCTTTCTACCAGTGACCTTCTCGAGGAGTTCCCAGAAGCGATGTCCCTTCCCCGAGTTTCGAATCTTGATGAAGCTCATCATCATGGCCCTGTCGAGAATCATCTCATCGACAGGAGAACCGAATCGATCGTCTGCACCAGAGTGGTACAAAATCATGTTAGAATCCCATAGTGTTCCGAGGAGCTCTTGCCTTCTTCAGAGGCCACGGCCACTCAGGAAGCCACTGACAGAGGCGCTCGAAGAATAGGATGTTGGCAGCACGCCTCTCAGTGTGACGGGTGATCACACCATTGGTGATCACTATCGGATTCCCGTCTTTGTCCTTCTTCGGGATTTGATTTTTGTCCAACTCGAACTCTCCGAGAGGTATTCCAATCTCATCAAGCCACTCAGTTAGAACCCTCTTGGCAAGTGGTGACAGTGTAAGTGTGTGCTCATCATTCGTCTTTGAGTTGATCTTGTTACTCTCGACCGATGTGACGATGATGTAGGGATTCTGCCCAAAGTCGAACTTCCCGTTTCTCTTGTGCGGGACCAACACACGGCCGAATCCACCCGCCTTCGCCCATGTTACGGAGTCGACCGACCACCAAGGAAAATTGATCAACATCTTGTACGACGTGACGCCAAACCCATGCACCTTGATTCGTGGAGTGCGGTCTGGCGTGTCACAGATCACCTCAAAGCACTCGTCCAGCCAACGGCTAAGACTCTTCGACGTTCCCGTTCCCACCATGCCCCCAAGACCAACGTACTCGTAGCCAGCGTCGATGTAACGCTTGAGCCATTTGAGATTGGTCCCTCGATGGACCACGGGCACCGGCTTGAGGCCGTGCTTGTTTTCCAAGTACTTCTGGTTCCGCCAGGAGAGCACAGGATTGGGGATAGCATCCAGGTTCGCGTAGAGTGTGATCGCCTCCGAATACTTCTTCACGAACTCTGCGTAGTCGTCCGCGTATTGCCAGAAGTCTGGTGTGTCGTAGAAATCCCATTGGCTGCAATGGTTCTCTTCGGCGTACTTCCTCGCCCTGGTCCACAAAGTGAACGCACCACTGTCAAGGAAATGCGACGACACGCAGCCTCCAGTCTTCCTCACCTGCTCATCTCCTCCGTCACCCTTCTCTCTCAGGTAGCCGTAGCTCGACAGCATGGGACGTGGATGAACTTCCTTCCTCCACATCTCCTGCTCCCCACCCGAGTAGTACAGGGTCATGTGCTCGTGCATTAGATTGACAATCCTCCAACGATCGGACTCGTCCTTCCCACGATGGTAGATGTACGACAGCATGATCCCAACTCCGGGAACCAACGCTTCGCAGCAACAGCTCTGCAGCCCTTCATTGTCCCCAGAGAAGAAGATGTTCATCACATTCCGAGTTGGTACGTGTCTGGATGATACTGTTTGATTGACCTTTTGAAGACATCCCCCTGTGAGTCCAGCAGTTCCGCATATTGGTGTGGGTATGGAGGATGTCCTTTGAACGACTTCAGAGTCTCAATTACTCCATCAAAATCCATTACATCAAGGAGCTTCCTTGCCTTGATGAACTTCTCATGTGACAGTTTTGGAGTCTTCGCATGTCGGCAGAGAAAATCTAAGTAGTAATAAATCCCATCCGTGTATCTTCGTACCGTATCCACATTCTCGGGAGTATGTTTTTCTACTTCAACTTCCCGAATCTCCCCATCGTGTACTTCCTCAAGTACAACGATTGTCTGAAAACAACTGACGTAGCGAATCACACCTGCACGAAGCTGTTTTCCAAACAGATCCACGAAGTCCGATAAACGTGGGCTCACGTGAACAAAATCTCGCAAGTCAGAAACAGTCCACGTTCCCACCTCCGAAAGTACCTCATCTGGAGTCACGTCAGTTCGATCATCTTTGATTCCAATTCTTTTGACCTCAACCCCACAACGTACCAGCTTGAGATCATCTGGCGCCTCTCCAGAAGCGAATAGAAATGCCCGAAGACATGGATTTCCAACACTCTTCAGAGGAACCCTCAGAGGACTCGGAGATCCTTGTGGACAGATGCAATATAAACTCCAAACATCCCACGGAATCACACTCTTCATGAACCTCTTCTCAATCATCAACCACTCCCTGCCCCTCATCTGTCTCCTGCGATCGTACTCTTCGATGCTGGGAGTGAACTGCAATTCAACGTGATCCGTTTCCTTCCTGTTCTCTACACGTCTTATAATCGTCTTCTTCGCTTCCTCAAGATAAATGTCTCTCACCATATCACCTCTTGATCATGGTCAGGAACTCATTCCTCGCTTCACCCTTGTCACGAAACACACCAGTCAGGCTCGAGGTAATCATGACCGAGTTCTGCTTCTGGACTCCGCGGCAGGTCATGCAAAAGTGCTGTGCCTCGATGACGCAAGCAGAGCCGCGAGGTTGCAGGTGCTCATCCAACGCCGATGTCACCTGCTGGCACAATCGCTCCTGGATCTGCAAACGCCTTGCGAAGATTTCCAGGAGCCGGACGATCTTGGACACACCAAGCACCTTCCCGTTCGGGACGTAGGCCACATGGGCTCGTCCGAAGAATGGGAGCATGTGATGTTCACAAGTACTGTAGATTTCCGCGTCGCGGACAATGACGACCTCATCACAGGCCCCGTCTTCGAACACCTTCATCACATCCTTCGGGTCCTTCCCATACCCGGAGAACAGCTCGGAGTACGAACGCACCACACGCTTGGGAGTGTCCACCAACCCTTCTCGGTCCGGATCCTCCCCGATGTACTGGAGCATCCGACGTATGTTGTCTTCCGGACCTCTTTCGTCGGCAGAAGTCTCCCACGGGAACTTCACCCAGTAGTCCTGGAGCTCGCCTCTCTTATCGACCAGAGCAACGAAGTCCTTTCCTTTGTATTTCTCGCGAGTCCTTCCAGAATCAATGATGTCATCAACGACCGTCGATGCTGATTTGCTATCATCATGGAAGTAGAGCACCGGACCGTCGAGACGTGAGCACGCCGCCTGAATCAACAGAGCAGCATACACACCACCTCGAGGAACCGGGTAGCAAGAGATTGTCGCGTGATGATGCCTCCTTGTGAGATTCATCGCAACCTGTTCTGCCCGTTTCTCCACATCCATCCACGATAGTTCGATTTGTTTCATCACTCGATCCCCACTATCTTCTGGAGCTGGACGCTGAGGCGGTATCCAAATCGCAGACACGACTTCACCGCGGCGTCGTAGTTGTTCTTGTTCGCGACTGGATCCTTTTCATCCAACGGCTGGACGAAGATTCGATCGACACCAAACATTGCGGGGGGACGGAAGGGTCTGGCTCCCAGCATAGTACGTGTTGGCAAGCCATCCTTCTCATCGACTTCCTTGGCGTCGAGTATGTACTTCCACGACACCGTTGCATCAAGCAACAACGGATGGACATGCTCATTCTTCGGGCTGACCACCACCGCGAAGTTGAGATGGAACCACGGAAGGTTGCTTGGACACAACACCCCATTGGTCTCCACCTGCACTTCGTATCCACGTCGAAGCGCAGTGTCGATGAAAGGCACGACGTTCTGGCGGAAGGGCTCGCCCCCTGTCAACACCACCAACTTCGTCCGGTATGTGTTTCTGCCCTTGCAGTCTTGGGAACCGTGCTCCGCATAGAAGTCGACAAGGTTAGCCAGGCTGGTGGGATCATACCTCACCCTGCCCGAAGTGTAGTCGGTGTCGCATGCCGGGCATTGCAGAACGCAGCCGGCAAGTCGAACAAACACCGCCGGCATTCCGGCTAGTGGTCCTTCTCCCTGGATGGTCCTGAAGACGCTGTGCACCTCCAGAATACCCTTGTCGTCGTGGACCACCTTCTCGATCGGCTGGGAGTTACTCGGCATTGTAGTCGGCCCAACAATCAGGGGTTTCGTAGATGCGGACGTTGGTGACGCAGAGATGTTTCCATGGGGAGCTGGGGTGTTGCCTTGAAGAAGCGACATCGACCACACGTTGATACAACAGACGGGCCATGACCTCCGCCGTGGGCAACTCCTTTCCTGTATTGAAGGGATCCCTTCCCATGTTGTTCGCGGGCATGTCCTGCCACAAAGGATCGTGATTGCAGATCAGCAGGTTGTGATCCCAGTTGTCATCGATCCAAGTCCCCACCAACTCCTTGAGGTCCTTGAAGTCGATGAGCATGTAGTTGTGGTCCAACACCTTACCAGAGACGGTCACCTCGGCCACGTAGTGGTGACCGTGGATGTGTTTGCACTTTCCATCATAGCCCAGCAGTCGGTGGGCCGTGTCGAACTCAAAGCGCTTCGTCACCGAGTACATCGCTTCTCCTTTTGTTAGAACCCAAGCGGCTCGAGGTCCTTGTGGTACTGCTTCGAAGACTCCACGCTCTTCTGCTCGGACCCAGACAGCAGACGGTCTTCGATGCGGCTCATCTTGAGCAGCATGGTGAATCGCATCACGCTCATGGGAGGGAACTCCCCCACCGCGTCTTTGTATGCGAACTTGTTCTTGCGGATCGTTCGCACAGCATTGCGATCGATCTCGTCCACGATGACCTTCTCAATCGGGACTCCCTTCTCATACTTCTCTCCCTTGACCGGATGCCATAGGGAGTTCGGACCCTGCCCCTCGATGCCCGTGTAGGTTCCACAGATGGGCATAGAGATGGGCCGCAGGTTCCAGGAGTTGCAGGAGGAGGAGACTGGGCAGCGGCTCTCCCACAGAGAGCCGAACTTCATGCGATTGATCCAACCGCCCTCCTCCTCCCACGTGCCGTAGCCGAAGTCTACAATCCGGTTGACCCCGAACTTATCGGACCGGACCTTGGGCCATGCGTTGGGTCCGAACTTGATGCAGTTCGCAATCAAGTCAGGCTTGCACAACGACAGACCCGCCCACAACACCGTCGAGTAGACTTCCCAGCAGAAGATGCCAGCGACTCGAAGTCCCTGGATCTCGAACGTCTTGAACCTGTTCTCGAACTCGGTCTCGGGGGTGAGGTTGCCCGACCCGTTCGTCGAGACGTGATCATACTTGGGATGCGCGAACTTCTGGATCGAGCCCAGAAACTCCCCACCCTCATTGATGAACCACAACGACTGAACATTCTTGTCGGGCAACTTCTCACACACCCCCGCGACCAAGCCCATCTTGCGCTTGCGGCACTGCTTCGTCAGCACCGGCAGCAACTCCTCTTGCGAGAAGTGGATCCGGTGGGGCATCATCGTGACCCCACCGAAATACTCTTGAGGGGTGATTACAACATCAGGCTGGAACTCGTCAGCCTGAGAAAGAAGCCACGCCAGCTTCTCGTCGTAATCCGAGAGCTGGCGTGGAACCATTGACATTACGCGCACTGCGGTCACGTTGCACCTACTGGAGGTAGCTGAAGCCGAGAGATCGGGAACTACTTCTTGCCGGCCTTCTTCATGTGGCCGTTCTCGCGCAGCAGCTTGACGGCCTTGCGAACCGAGCTGAAGGCGGTGTGTGCGGCCGACGCCTTGAAGACCTTCTTCGACACCAGCTCCTTCTGGAGAGCCGGGAAGTCCGAGTCCGGGTTGGCGCACATGAACGCGAAGGCGGTCCCGTAGGCGCTGGGGCCAGCGTCCTTCTTCGCCTTCTTCTCCTTCTTGGTCTTGGCCGGCTTCTCCTCGTCCTCGTCCTCGTCGTCGGATGCCTTGGCCTTCGCCTTGCCCTTCACGCTCTTCTTCTTCGGGGCCTCCTCCTCTTCCTCTTCCTCGTCGTCGGACTCCTCTTCGTCCTCGTCCTCCTCGGCCTCTTCGTCTTCCGCTTCGTCCTCGTCCTCGGACTCTTCCGACTCGTCGTCGGCCTCCTCGGCCTCCTCGGCGTCCTGCGGCAGCTCCTTCACGACCTCGATCTCGGAGCCGGAGTCACGCATCTCGGCGAGCAGGCCGTTGAGCCGATCGGCCTCGTCCTCGTCGGTGATGATCTCCTTGTCGACCTCGAAGTCGGCGTAGGCGGCGTCTGTCGCCATCTCCTGCATCTTCTTCGTCAGCCGAGCCTTGTTCCAGGTCTTCGCGGCCTTGAAGCCGGTGCCCACGCAAATCGCCACAGCATCGTCACGTGTGATCAACATCTTTCGCTTCTCCTGTTTGAATTTCGCATCGGGAAACAACTCCCTTCTTGCATTATTATACTACGACCCCTCAACGCTATCTTGATTTTCTTTCCGCCTCGGGGAATGGCTTTTCATCGCGGGATTTCCGATGTCTAAGCATCCTGCCACAAGCAGCATACGTTTCTCAGATACCGCCCCTTCCCTTTGGACAACCCAGTTGAGTCCCGTCACACATTTGCTGCGAAACTCCTCCGTCACGTTGAGCCCGATCATGCCTGTGACGTGCGCTAACTTTGTCTTGCGTCCGCTGAAGTGCTCCCTGCTCAACACCTTGCTCTTCATGTTGTACGCAGTCGCCTTCGTCTGGGTAGCCGTCGCCACCAGGCAGTGAAACTCCTGGCTCAGCCTGCGCAGACCCATCCACGTACGATCGATCTGCTCCAACGGGTCTCGGATGCCAGCAGGCGGCGCCAAGATGTCTGCGTAGTCAACCAACACCACATCAGCAACCCATCCCCCGCGAGCCCAGTCCAACAAGATCGACCGAATGCCCTCCACGTTGATTGTGCAGGCGGGCCGACATTCTAGCCGAAACTGGTCCCTTCCTCCAAGCGTTTTTTGTACAACACGAAAGACCTGCCCCGGAGACAGCCTCTCCTTGGCGACTAGATTCTTCCATTCGATCTCTGCTTCCTCGTCGATCGAGATGGGCACTTTGTACTTCTTCGCCAGGATGGGACGCTTTGCGAACCTCGCGGCCATGCGTCGCATAATCTGCTTGCGAGTCATGTCACCTACTTCGAACATCGCCACACGCCACCCTGCCCGGATGCCTCGGAAGCCGGCATCCATCAACCAATACGATTTTCCTGATTTATCCGGCGCCATGAAGGCGATAAAATTCTCCCTTGCCGTGAAAGGACCGAGGAAGCGATCTAACGCCCCAGAGTAGGCCAACAACGGCTTCTCGTTTTCCTCATCAAGGCAATCCCTCCAAGCCTCATAGTCGGAAACTAGACGTGTTGTCGTGCCGTACTCGAGGGCAAGACGGGAGACACCTGTCATCTTGGCGTAGGCTTCGGCGGTGTCCCCACGGTCTAGGTCTTGTTCGACCTCTTCATGGACCTTGCGAAACCGAACCTTGTTGAAGTACTCGATGGCACGGTCAAGTACGTAGTCGCAGTTGATCGGGCCAATGGTCTTCAACTCGCGGGAGAGTGTAATCAGCTTCTCTTCGACCGCTTGTGCGCGCTTCTCGTTGGTTGCGGGTTTTGAAGACCAGTTTTGAAAGATGCCACGCAACCGACCGTTGGGCGGCTGACCGTACTTGGTGAAGTGACGAACACACCATCCAGCGATCAGGTTCGCATCTTCGTCGTCGAACAACTCCCCGTTCCACTGGGACGCTACACGTGCACAAACTACAGGGTCCGATGCAACTCCAGCCAGGATGAGTCGCAAGTCCCCGCCGTCGTGGTGTTTCACTTTCATCTTAGACCTCTTCCGGATCTAAATCTTTGTCTGTAAGACCCAACGCCTTCATGGCTTTGGCGAGGTCATCCTTCCAAGGCGGCGAAGCAATATCCCAATCTGTATTTGCGGAGAGCCAGTTACGTACCTTATTGACATTGCGCATCCTGCTCTTTGTAACTTCCTTGGGTTCTGCAGACTCTCCGTTCTTCTCACACCACCGAATCATCGCTTCTTCGAATCTCTGCCAACGATCAGAGAAGTCACACGCCTTGTGCATCCGAGGGGTGTATTCATCACTGTGGTGCTCTCGCAACCAGTGCATTACTTTGAGGATGCGGGCCTTTGACACACCACGCTCAATCCGAAGTTTGTAGAAGTTGTTGGCGAGGGTCTCGGTGTCTACTGCTCTTTTATTTTCAGTGCGAATTACTAAATCAGAGCCTTGGGCCTCCAAGATTTGGCGGAGGTGCTTCCCTCCATCCAAATCCCAATCATCGGAAATCAATCCGGTGGTTTTCTTCTTCCGGGTTTTAATTGTTTTTGAATTTTCTCTCACACGGGCGGGTTTCCCGCCCCCAATATTCTTCTTGTCTTTACTTCTATTAATATGGGATTGCTTGGTGCGTTGCAGTACAGATTGCTTGGTGCGTGGCAAACTGGGATCGAGCAAACTGGATTGCTCGGTGCGTGGCAAACTGGAAGAGTCATCGGATGATGCTTTCGCCCTACTTCGATCGCCAAGAATCGTCTCTACTGCATCCATGTTGATCCGGAAGTAGCGCTTTGCAGGAACTCCCATTCTCTTACTTTCCACAAGACCATGTTGATCTTTCAATGTGGAGAGAACTCGATCTTGTACTGCCCTGCTCATTCTCGTCTTCGCTTCCAAGTGCTTCCTAGTGCAAAAAAACCAATCACCATCTCGAAGACTGTTATGTCGTTCAGCGCTTACGTAGACGCTGCTGAGGTAGTGAAAAACTATTGCACACTCGGCTCCAACACGCTCGAGAATCGAAATGTGAACGGGAAACCAATTCCCACAACTCATCGCGGACGCAAGAGCGTTCTTTGTCTTCTTCTTCATGGGAAGACCTCTCAGAAACAATGCCTGTTATCTTCTTCGATTAGCATTTCTGCGAGAGCGTCTAAATTGACTCGTATGCATCTTTTAGACGGCATTCCCATCCTCGTACATTCGATAAGATTCTTGTCTTTCAATTCATCCAGAACTCGATCCTGTACCTTCCGACTCAATCCTAGAGAATTTTTAAGACTATCGATCGTACATTCGAACCAGCCATCGAGACCAGAGTCTTTGTACCTACGACTCGTCCTCAAGTCGGCGTACCTGTCGATCAAAAACTGCAAAAGCACTGCACTTTCCAAACTTATGTGTTTAAGGAATGCAGTGTGAATATGCAGCCAGCCAGAATAGCATAAGGCTGTCATCACTAAAGACTTTTCCCGACGAGCATCACTCATCTCAACCTCCAGACAAAAAGAGAGACCCGGAAGTCGGCAAACCTCCGGGTCTCGTGAAGAATGATGCAAACAGGCGCCAAAGGAGAAACACCTATCTGCGACTCATTCAGCTTGGGCGAAATGTCAAAAGAATAGAGCATCCTCAAACTCCTTTGGTGCGAACGTAGCACAGTGGATGTTTGCCGCCGATCCACTGCCGCCCTATTATACGGCCCGCCTGAGGATTTCCCCTACCCCATTTTCCAGGGCCACCTATCGCCCTTCGGCCTTACCGCTTCGTGATTCACGACACTCAATGAAGTCTGCAGTAACGAGACGGGCTTCCAACAAAGACAACTGCTCGAACTCATTCCCATCCAACGTCAACAAAACATACTCCACGTGCCGTTTGACACGCTCTGCATCGGTTCCCTGTTTGATTCTCCACTGGTTCATCGTCGTATCCTCCTTAGTGTAAAAGTTCTATCGCTCCCACACGGAATTGAGTCCAGCGAGCTTCCTAACTTCCCGGATCTCATCTGGGTCAGCGCTGCCGGGATCATCACCTGACTCCAACTCGACTTGGTATGTTTCCCCCTTGAAGGCTTTGAGCCGAGTCGCCAACTCCCCTGCCCTCTTCTGCGCTTCCCTCGATGAGTCGAAGCAGATGTAACGCACTGGGTACGCGGACATCTCCAGGAACTGGGCACGGCTTACAACAACACCCAGCGTGGCGACTGCACCGGGACCAAACGCCCAAACATCTGCCGGCCCCTCCACCACGATGATTGTGCTCGAGGCCCTGTCGGCCCCGTACAGGATGTCTTTGTGGGAGAAGGACTCCTCCTCGGGCGAGGCCGAGACATACCGCAACTCCCCATTGCCGATCGTTCTGGTGGTCCAGCTCACCAACTCCCCTCGCAAGTGGATCGGTATAAACACCCTCCACATCAGCCTGCCCACCGGCCCGATGCCTTGGAGTTGCCACAGACGCTCCAAGGCCTCTGGTGTGAACCCACGGTCACGCAGGTAGCGCTTGTGTGCAGGGCCGAGGGGCTCCAGGCGTTTGGGTAGCGTCAGCCTGCCCCGAGGTCTCTTCTCCAACTCGATGTAGTGTTTGAACCCAGCGACGATGGGCGAGATGTCTTTCCAATGTACCTTCGCCAACTCCTGAAGCACATCCTTGAGGCTCTTGCGACCGCATCGCCAACAGGAGCAGTAGCCATCCGCCAGTCGAACACCCAAGTGCCAGGATGAGCTGTGGCACCACGGGCACTGGAGACCAATCCACCCATGCCGGACGTGCTGGTGCTCTCCGCCTTCCTGGAATGGAACTCTTCGGTCACGCAACAGTTCAAGCAGCTCGTTGCTCATGGAACACCAATGGCAAAAGAAAGGGCCTCCCGTCTGGGAGGCCCTTTGACCGAGAAACCGATGCAACTCCTACCGACGGAGCAGGTTGAGGATCATCTGTGCACGGTCCATACCCATGCAGATGATGGTGTTGACATCCCGGCGGAGGCTCTCGAGCGCCGCATCTTCCATGAGCACCATCTCAACGTCGCCGGTCTTCTCGTTGACGCCGATGATCTCGTCGCAGGTCTCTTCCACGTCCAACTCCACGTCCATCACCTTCTCGCGCTTGGACGGGCGGACCTTCCGCGACTTCTTGTCGGCCTTCTTGTCCGCCGCCTTCAACTGGTGACGGATTGCGTACACCTGTCGCGACGTCAGGCGGACACCCGCGGCGATCTCCTCGGGAGTCGCGTCGGGCTGGGCCTCGAGGAACTTGCGGACGAGCTGGACATTGGTCTTCTTCTCTTTCTTCGACTTCGCCATGACTGTTCTCCTACTAATTGGTTTCGCTCAACAACATATCCATCACATCAAGTGTCTCGTTGGTCCCACCATCGAGTACGGCTGAGGCTCCTTCGTGCTTGGTTTGCAACACCTTGCACAATCTCTCCTCCATAGTATTATACGCTACGAGATACCAAACCCAGACTTTATTTCCCGTAGCGCCCATGCGCCACACCCGGTCTTCACCTTGCAGAACAACTCCTGGTTGCCAGGGCAGTTCAGCGAAGGCCACGTTGGAGCATGACGTCTGGAGCCGATCAACACCGGTCCCAAGAGCCCGGATGTTGCCGATGAGAAGCCGGACGTCTGGGTCCTCGGCAAAGTCCTGGATGATCCTCTTCCTCTGCGACTGGGGTGTTCCCCCATCGATGCGCAGAGGACGAACGGCACACCGACGCTCCATGGCATCGAGGGCACGCAGGTGGTTCGCAAACACTACCAGCTTCTCATCGCTGCCCTCCATGAAGCCGTCGATCCACTCCACCGTCGCTTTCATCTTCAACTTGGCGGCGAGGCGCAGCAGGTAGCCGACCTTCACGATCGCTTCGGCTCGCATCGCCTTCTTGACTTTCTTCTGGCCGCGTTGGGCCAGCCACTTCAGGAACTCCTTGGAGGCATACTCGTACTCCTGGCGGTCACGGATTTCTAGTGGGACTACTCGACGCACTTTGTCTGGTAACTGATCCAACACATCGGCCTTCAGCCGGCGGATCATGCACGTCTCCAAGAGGAGAGCGTGGAGTTTCTTGGTGTTCTTCGGTCCGTCGTACATCCTGCCGTACCGGGTCCACTTCCACTTGGCGAATCGCTCGCAGAAAGCCGGCATGGAGTTGAACACATCAGGGCGGATCATGTTCAGCCCGTTGAACATCTCCACCGTCTTGTTCAGCATGGGAGTCCCCGAGAGGCCCACCACCTGGACCACCGACTTGCTCAACTCCCGGCAGGCCTTCGATCGATAAGACCGAAGGTTGGCTGTGTACTGGATTTCATCCAACACCAATGCTCTCGGGTGTAGCTTCAAGCGTAGGGTGTCTGCCCACCCGCTGAGAATGTCATAGTTGATCACCACCACATTCGCATCAGCGAGCTCTTCGGGACATGCCTTGCTCTCTTTGTTCCGACGACCTTCGAGCACCAACACTCGTCGCAGACCAACCGCATGTGCGGTGGTGAGCCACTGGGCCTTGACCGATGCCGGACAAACAACAACTGCCGGCAGGGCATCTGGGTTACGCTTGAGCCACAGCAACACCTGAAGGGTTTTGCCTAGGCCCATCTCGTCGGCCAGCAACGCCCGACCGTTGAAGGCCTCGATTGCTCGAACGCCCTCGATCTGGTACGGAAGAGGTTTCATCCTACTCTCTTCTCAGTTGAACACTGCGCTGAAGATCGCCGCCGCAAAGCAGGCGCCGGCAATGAACCAGTACACTCTCTCCATCCAACTCTCGATCATCCTTGATCTCCTTTCACAACAGATCTGTTATGGTCAACAGATGCTCCAACTCCGATGACCACTTCTCTGCCAGCAGGTCGATGCGTTCGATCGCCCTATTATACGATTCAACTCCACCTGCCTGCGGTCGACACTCGACTGCTCGATCGTCAACGTACGCGACGGCATGGGGCTTTCCCTTCCCGCAATGAACCTCTCCGAAGGGGATCCGGTTGCGGATCAACCAAGTCTCGATCGACCCGACCTCGAACCGGCAGGTGTGAACAATGACCCAGTACTTCTCGAACAACTTCTCCATGAACTCCCTGGCACCATCGATCGGGTCCCCGATGATTCCTGGTTGGTAGTCTCCCCTGTACTGGGCCAGCGTGCCGTCCAGGTCAACGCAGACTGATTGCATGAGTGTGTTCATCGGATCCTGCTCCCTCTCTTTCTCGACTCGGTCGTAATGAATCCAGGGTCGTCTTTGTGCTCCATGAAAGCGTAGAGCCTGCGCTTGCTCTCCACCGCCGCCTTCCTTCCGTCTTTGTACGGGCCGTATGGCCCGAACTCCTCATCGCCCACCAGCCACCAGTACTTGCCGAGCTTCCTCACCTTCAAGATCAGGCCTCTTGGCATCGGCGTCCCCCAAACGCTCCAGTGAGCTCGCTGAAGGTGTTGGTGATCCTGTCCATCGCCCATCCGTTCCGCACCAGCATGTCCCGAACCAACGCCATCGGGTTCCTGCTGCGCATCATCAGGGCAGACACATCACCGGGCGCCTCGAGGATGATGCCGACGACACGCTGGGCGTCCTCCGACAACTCCTGAAGCATCTCGTCGAGGTTGCTGCTGGGTGCGGGGGAGTTGTCCACGATGGAGTTGTCGTACGTATTCTTCCTGGCGTTGTTGCGGCACTGCTTGCACTGGGTCTTCAGCTCGTTTTGCACGGCCCATGTCACCAGAGTGCTGAAACACCCCTTGGTGGGATCGTAGCTGTTGTACGCTCGGGCGAACGCCACATGCGCTGCCGACAATCGGTCTTCGAACTGGCAGCAGCAGATGTTGTTCCAACAAATCTTGCATAGCAGCCTCTTCACGTCCATGTAAGTCTCTTCCCTTGCAACGTCACTGATCATCGTCCTCTCCTTGGGTTGTTTGACCTGCCTCATCAGCACCGGGAAGTCGTCCCCGGCTGGACACCCCATGTAGGGGTGTTTCGGCTACGCATAGAAATCACCACGAGAAGTACCGCTCGACGCACACCGCCCACAACGCATCGATGTTGTCGCGGTGCCGGGTGGTGCTGCAACTCGGGAAGTTGAAGGAGCCTCCGTTGAAGAAGGTGTGTGACTCCTCGACCATGCTCTCTTGGGTGAACACGTCGTGGGGAACATCCCTGCAGACCACGTACAACTCCTCCCACGTCCCCTTCGTCTTGAGCATGTGTGGGTGGATGGGCATGATGATCGAGTAACGCCTGACCTCGTTCGGGTAGAGCACCACGTTGGTCCTGCTCATCAGGCCAGACCATCCGCCGACGACCGTCTGGAACTCAGCCAGCCGATTCGCAAACTCCTTCTCCTGCCGCGCGAGGCGAATCCTCTTGGCCTCGACCTCATTCTCTTTCCGTGAACGGCCCCTCCGGTACGCTGCCATCAGCTCGTCGTACGTCTCGTCGTAGTAGGGATAGACCAACTCATTCGTCTTCCTGTCACACCTCTCGTACGCCTCGAGTCCTGGACCCGAGGAGAGGCGGAAGCGGACCAACTCCTCGACGTCCGACGCGAGGTAGAACTGCCCGCTCTTGGTCACCCTGCCGACGATCTCGAACCCAGGACACACATCCGGACCCGCAACGTAGATGACCTTGTCCCCAGTCTTCAGCGTCTTCTTCGCGGTACGCATTACTTTTTCTCCTTGATCGGCCCCAAGTGTTTTTCCATGTCCAGACCCTGCCGAGTGTTGATCTCGGCAATCGAGGTCGGGTTCTTCTCAACGAAGCGGCAGGTGTGACCATCGCTCCATCGAATCGGAGTTGGCCTTCCCATTGCCATCACCTCGTGCCCGCAATCGAAACACTCCCACTCGCGGTATGTCGACATCATTCAAACTCCCAGCTGATGTTCCCCAGGGCGTCGAGCGCCCCCTCGATCCGGATAGCCTCGTCAGCCTCGTCCAACACCTCTTCCCGTCCCGCCTCCGGCTCCTTCAGTGTGTTGATCTCCTCGACAGCCTCTTCGACGAGGTCGGCGGCCTCGTCCAAGTCCTGGCCGATGGTCTCGCAGGCTCCGACGCGGGACTCCAACAGCTGACCGGTCTCCGCCTGCTGCAGATTGTCGGGCATGTTGGACAGCTTGTCGGCCTGATTGTCCCCCAGGGATCGAATATCCTCGGCCAACGACCGAAGGTCGCCCACGATCTCCTCCAACTCCGGGACGGTGCTGGCCGACATGACCTCCACCTGCTCCTGTGCGCTGTACATGGTCGAGAGGAACTCGCTCTGGGTCAACTGCGACGGCTTGGGTGGGGTCTTCGACACGCGACGCCCGCCGAACCGGAACGACCACCAGTAGTACGAATCCCCTTTGGCGATGCCGGCGTCAGGGTAGTCCTTCCTGGCCGACTTCACGAAATTGACTTTGGTCATCTTCATTCTCCCCGCGTGATGTGTACGTTTCCTAATCCACCACCCACCCATCGTCCACAACATCTTCTGCACTCTCATAGGAGTGCACCTGAGTCTTGTTGTCGACCTTGCCGGCCCCGAAAAGATAGATGTTTCCTTCTACGACGTCGAACGTCCCCGAGATGACGTATCCCAAGACGGGCCAGGCGGTGGATCCCTCCACATACTTCTTCACGGGGCAGACCGGCCAGCAAGGCCACTCGTCAGGGCTCTGCAGAAAAAGGATGCTCCTCTTCTTCCAATCGACAGCGCTACTCATCACGCTCTCCCTTGTGTAACTGCTTGCCGCAGGCCTCCGGCAACTCCCGGAGGCCTTCCACCCCACCACCCTCAGTTGTGGTTGTGGGTGTGACCGTGACTGTGGTCATGTCCGTGACTGTGGGCGTGGCTGTGACCCTGCTTGTGCTTGGTCTGCACCGGCCCACCCATGACCTCGGCCAACTGCTTCAACAGCTCGTCAGCCGACACGTGGTTCTCGCCGCTGATCTCGTCCGTCTCGATTGAGATGGTCCCGTCTTCCAGGATCGAGAATTTGATCTTGTCCATCGCTTGGCAACCTTCCGAAAAGACCCCGAAGTGTAAACCCACCAGACTCAGAACTTGACCAGGAGCCCGTTGTTGGCGCCCTTCCTGGTCCACTGGTTGAGACGGGCCACCCGATCGATGGCAGCCGAGGAGTAGGCTCGCTTCAGCTCGTTGAGCTTGCCCTGAAACCTCTCCTCCAACACTGCTGTCCCGGCTTTGAGGTCGAGCCGGAAGGAGCTGTAGTAGTCGACGATGACCGTGACCTCGCTCTCCGAGGCGACGTATGACCATCCCAGTTTCTTCAGAGCCTCCTTCAGCAGGCCGAGGTTCTCCGCGTGGAACTCCACCGACATCGTTCGCACTTCGTAGCACGGCATCGCTTGTTCTCCTTGTGATTTCCCAAGCTCAAGGGAGCTGGACCATCGTCCAGCTCCCACCGTCCCAGGTCAACAGCTAGTCCTTGTCGAACGCCCGCTTCTGGGTCGTGATCAACTTGCCCAACGACTCGGTCACCTTGCCGAGCTGGATCTTGATCTTGTCCGCGGACTCCTTCAGGTCGCTGGCGTCCTTGCCTTCCAAGACCTTCTTGGCCTTGTCGACCAGCTTCATCATATCCTTGTCGTTGAGCACGTTGCGCTTCGCGAACGTCTCGAGGAAGTCGTTGACCTTGTCGACGGCGACCTGCTTCAGCTTCGACTTGCCGCCATCGGGCTTGTCGCTGAGCTGTTTGACGAGGTGCTCGAGCAGGTCGTTGAGTCCCTGCCGGAGAGCGAGGCTGACCTCTTCTTCCATCCGGCCCCACATCTGCTTGGCCTTCTCGGCCTCCTGCTTGTACAACACCTCTCCGAGGGTGTCTTGGTTGGGCACTTGGAACTGCATCACCTTCCACTCCACCCAGAAGGCGGCACGGACCCGCGTGGCGTCCGGCATCGAGCTCTCTTTGAAGGTCCCGCGCAGCCGGGTCTTCGCGCTCTCCATCAACTCCGGCCACTGGTCGCGGAGGGCGTCGGCCGCGGTGTCGTACTCCGCACGGGCCTCTTCGAGGCGAGCGTACACCTGATCGAGCACGCCGATCGGGACGAGGTACACACCCTTCCGGAACGGGCTCTTGACCCGCCGGGTGCGGACGAACCTGTCGAACTCCCTCTGGATCTGCTCACACTTGAGGTAGTTGTCCGAGCGGATGACGTCCATGCCCAAGGTCAGCGAGTCCTTGTCGGCATCGACTTCGACGTCGTCCATCGACCCACGGCGGGTCCGCATCGGCTTGTGGAAGATGACGTCCAGGACGACGGTGTTGTCTTGCAGGTTCGACATGGTAGATCTCCTTGTGAGTGAAACAACTTATGTCCGTTGGCACGGGCCTCCGACGCTCGCTTCCTGCGAGCGGCGGTGGTGCGGGTCAACAGCTCACCTCTCCATCTTGCGTCTCGGCTTGGTGGCCGGCACGTCGCGGGTGGCACGGAACAAGCCAGGGTAACTCCCCGACAGGTACCGACCATCACACTGCTTGCGCAGGTCGTCGATGTCGGTCTTGGCGCTTATCGAGACCGGGATGATGTACTTGGCGGCTTCGGTCAGGGGGATGCCCAAGTCGTCGGCCGTGTCGCAGCACTGGAAAATCTCGGCACCAGTCCAGCCCTCGTCATCGGGCCGCTGCTGCTTCTGGAGACCGAACTTCTCGGTGTAGATTTTCCAGATCCCTTCCCGCTCCTGAGCGTCGGGCAGGTCGATGAAGAACACCCCGCGGTTGAACCGGCGGCGGAGTTCAGGGGGCAGGCTGCTGATCTTGTTGCAGGTCGCAATCCAGAAGCTCTTCCCCCCGGTGACCGAGGTGATGACCTTCAGGGCCGATCGCATCGCCTGCTCGCTCTGCCCTACCAAACTCCCCTTCATCGCGTTGGTGTCGAGGGAGATGGTGGGGACGCTGGCCTCGTTCCCCATCGCCTTCGCCAGCATCGACTTGCCGGTGCCCGGTGGGCCGATGAGGATGATCCCCACAACCTGGCTGTCTTGCATGTAGGTGAGGAGGCACTGCAGAATGCCCTGCGACACTCCCGACGAGTCACCCCCGGTCGTCGCGCTGCCGGCGAGCAGCTTCTCGATTTCGTCGATGAACACCACTCCCTTGAAGGGCCGGTTGCCCTCGATCTTGCGGGCGAGGAACTCCTTCAGGTTCTCTTGGCCACCGATGCTGGTGAAGCGCTCCGGCCCGCGGTAGATCGACAGGCCGTCCTGCTGCTCCACCTGCCGGCGCTTGGCGTCCCACGCCCCGTCGATGTCCATGCCGTTCTCCCCGCCGTTCATGGCGGTGAGCTGCTCGGCAGCGAACAGCGACAGGCCTCGGAGGGCGTCGGCCATCTTCTGGCGGTCGTGCTCGGTCGACTTGGGTCGTTCGTCCCACGACTCGCTGGCCTCGGAGTCGACCGCCTCGACCACCTTGAGGATCTGGTCTTGGTCGGGCAGCGGCTCATCGATCATCACCACGTCGTTGATGAGCGAGGTGGGGAGTTTCACGTCGCAGCCGAGAAGGACCAGCATCCGGTTGCTCGACTTGTACTGGTCGCGGAGGTTCCAGATCCCCTGCCGCGTTGCCGGGTCGTCGAGCCACTCGTCGGCTGACAGCATGAAACAGATGGTCTTGTCGGGGAGGGTCGGGGCCATCTCCATGAGAAACCCACCAGGCTTGCCGACTACGCCAGGGTTTTCCAGGGCACGGCTTTCGTCCAGGTCGTTCGCGGCCCACGTGCCTCGCACGCAGTCCCATGCGATGACCGGGCGGGAACCGTTGAGCGTGGCCGCGATGGTTGTGATCGTCGCCATCGGGTCGGCGGTGGAGATGGCGACGAGTGGGACACCCGCTCGGCGGGCACGTGTGAAAGTGTCGAGCATGGTCATGTTCGTTCTCCTTGGAGAGCTGTTGAATCCCGTGTGCCTCGGCAGGTCGCCGGGGCAGGCGGGAGCCCAGTATTACGCCACTGGGCGGGGCGAGTTCCTCGGGGAGGGTCAGCAGTTGAGCAGGCCGATGTCGACGTACAGGGCCGGCATGCAACTGTTCTTCGGGTCGTCCTTGTCGTCCTTGTCGAAGATCCGGATCTCCTTGTCGCCGCAGGTCTCCGCTGAGGAGGCGACCCGCATGCCCTTGGTCGCTGCCCATGCGATGACGAAGGCCTCGACTTGGTCTTCCAGCTCTTCCTGGATGTCGTACAGGCGCTGGGCTTTCTCCATCACCTTCGCTTCCAGCTCCTCGTCGGAGGCGCGGGCGATCTCGAACGTGTTGTCTTTTCGGGTCTCGTCGCTCATCTCACTTCTCCTTGGGTTAGTGGAAAACGGGCCATCTCCCCGCCACAGTGGCGGGGGTCAGGTTCGTCTTCGACTAGGACCACCGGGGCGCGAGCACGCTCTGCACCACGCTGATGGCCTTCACTTTCCAGCCGGCTTTCGTGCAGCGGCCAAACACCTTCATCGCGGCCTCCTCGGGCTCCTTGCCCGAGACCCAGATGAACTCCAGCTCGTTGGCGTCCTCGCGGGACACAACGCACTCCCAGTCGATCGAGTACCGCACGGGAGGGTTGCTGTCGAGCTCAGCCCGGATCCGGATCAGCTCGTCCTTGGTCTCTTGGGCCAAGGCTTCGTTTCCGGCGTCCACAGCCTGCTGCAGAACCTTGGTCGCGGCCAGCAGTTCGAACTCAAGCTCGCTTCGGGTTTTGTCGACGATCACGGGCGTTCTCCTTGGGCTAGGACCATCGGGTGACAACGGTGTTTTCCAGCAGCCGAACGTCGGCCACCTTAATTGGTTTCCGCATCCCCTTGGTCACCCGTACGCTTCTGGCTTTGTCCTCGGCCATCTCGTAGGCGTCTTCCATGCAGGCTGCACTCACCTCAACGATCTCTTCCCACTCGTCCTCAAAGGTGACCGCAAACTTCCAGTCGTTCCGGGTGACAATTGAGTTGGACATCGCGAAATTCCTCGTGGCAAAATAGGTAAAACGGCGAAGGCCTTCCCCATCGGCCCCACGGCGGGGCGGATGGGTCGGGTTTTCGTCGTTATGCTTTTTGGCACCTGTCGGGCGGCTGTTGGGCCGCAAATCGAGGCACCGCTGATTCACCTGTTTTTGTCGGCCCACCTGGAGGGGGAGGCCGTCGACTGCTTTTGTTTGTCCATCGCGCCGAGGATTGTGTCGGTCCGCCACCGGGATTGGAGCCCGTCGATCTGGGCTCCCGGAGGTCGCGAGGATTCAAGTTGTCAAAGAGCTTGGCGGACCTTCCAGCCCTCTCGGGCCTTCTCAGTCCCCCTCGGGCCTTCCTGGCCTCCCCCTGTGCTTCCTTGCACGCCCTTATTATATCGGCAGTTCGTGGAGGCGGGTACATGATTCCCACAAAAAATAAACCCGTGTGGGGTACGGGTTTACGGCACAATCCGGAATTGGTTGTGGGACTCAACTACCCCCTGCCGGGGATTTCGACGCAGCTCCACGGCCTCTGCCGGGGCGGGTTTTACGGGCATTTCTGAGCCCCCCTGCCGGGCTACCCGGAGGCCTGCCCGGCTGGCGCCGCCGGCTCTGGGCAAACAGGGCTACGTCGGCGGGCCGGAGGAGCTTGCGGCCCAACACCCGATACGTCTTCAACCGCCCGTCCCTGAAGAATGTGGTCATCCGGGACGTGCTTACCCCCAGGACACTAGCAGCCTCTCGCACGGTGATGTACTCGACCCCATCGATCTTGATCATGGCTCCTCCCATTCCAGCACGCTGTCACCCACGAAGTGCCTCCACATGGCGTTGAACTCTTCCGAGTCGAGTGCGTCCCGTTGTGTGATGATCCTCGACGACCAGTCGCCCTTCTCCTCGCCAAGCGGACGTCCCTGAAGACACATCCCCACCCTGCCCGTGATGTGGCACGTAATAACCCTACCACCAAAAACGCATTGGAGCAATGGGCTGAATTTGGCCTGTTGGGGCTTCTTCACCTCAACATCTTCAAGCAGCCACTTGCGGAGAGTTCTTCTGAGCCAACCAAGCATGACGTCCTCTACTGGTAGCTGGTCTGCGAGTGCCGAATGCGGTACACACCCGGCAGAGAGACGGGAACGATCTTGCCCTTAGAGCGACAGAAGTTGCGGTATGCAATATCGTCCCGGAAGTCTCCGAGGATCTTCTTCGCTGCCTTCTGGTACTTCGCATCGGTGCCCAAGTAACCATGTGCCCGAGCGAACTCACCACGAACGATTTGAACGCCACCGATTGCGCGGTCGTAGTGCTTGAGAATGAAGTCGGCGGTGTTCACGTGATGCAGTTCAACCTTCTGCACTTGGTTGGTAGCTGCGTCGCCTGTCTTGTGGTCGCGGTGGATGCGGATGGTCTCGGGGTAGATCATCGTGGCCCCTGCCGGCCACTCCATCGTGGATAGCAATTGCAGGCACGGATCCAAAAACACCTGATCACAATCCGCAAACCAAATGATGTCTGCGGACCCGACGTACGCACAGATGCTTCGTCCGATGCTTCTTCGTGACATCTGTCGATCGGACAAGTGGAGAGTGCTGATCGGCAGTCCCGTGTTGCATGTAAACCAGTTCACCACCTTTGTGGTCCGTATGTCATCGTTCGTCATGCAAACGACAGCCGTGACGTCGATGTGCTTCTTCCTCTGTTCCCACAACGATGTCAGTTGATAGCACAAAGCGTTCGCATAATGCGGCAGCTTCGCGGCGTAACAATGACTCACCACCTCAATCCGAGCTGACATCTGCCATCTCCTCCTCGAAGAATTTCTCCATGAGAAACGAATCCTGGTCTCGGAAGTAGCCCCACTCCACGAAGGAAGCCCGAATCCCGCACGACGCGAAGAATTTAAGCGCCGCTAGGTTCTTCTCAGGAACATGAATCTTGAGACGTGGGCGTCTCCTGTTCATCTTCGCTACCGCCGACTGCACGAGGAGGGTTCCGACCCCCTGTCTATTGTACTCCGGGAGCACGGCAATACGGGCGATTGTTACGTACTTGTCCACATCGAAGGCGATGTACCCAACAACCTTCCTTCCAATGAGTGCTACTTTGGTGGTCCTGCTCTTCTTCTGCACTTGCCTCTTGAACTCCAAACGCATCAGAGGCTTGGCAAAGCAGGCACGCTCGACCTCTATCGCTCCGTCAAGACACTGCTGATCGTTCAACAGTTTGATATTCACATTGCATAGTGACATGTTTGTGGCCTCAGTAGTAGTAGTCAAAGAGGTCGCAGAACTGTTCTTCGCGCTCCATGATCTCGCGTGCGAGGTTAATTTCCTCGAACCGAATTTCGCTGACAAAAGAACTTGGAGTACATACACAACAAAGTCGACGGCCGGATAGTTCAAAAAGGTTCTCCAGAGCGTTGGGCATGTCTTCGAGTCTGAGAACGGCATCTGCGTTTACCCCTTTCACAGTCCGTGTCATCCATCCCCACGGTTGTTGCAGATAGTTGTTTCGATTTCCAACATGCATCAAATTCAACCACCGAAGAGGATGTGCCACAACCAGTGCTCGAAACATATCGCAAGTGAATTCACTATCAGGTCGAGCTGGACACCCGCTCGATCTGATTTGCTCCAGAAACCACACTGGATTGAACTCTTGCGGAATTTGAAGTTCGAACTCAGGACATGCAATGATCATGGTTGGATTACACCCCCATCGAATCTCTCACGTTTCCAGATCCACCACGTGATCCTGGACGTCTCGGGTACATAGCCGTTACAAACGCAGAACTCATCCACGGCCCTCTTGACACCACCATCCCCGCGGCGATCGAGACAACCACCGTAGTCGTGGCCTGCTAACAGGCCTCCGAACCGGACCTTGGGATACCACGCTTCCAGGTCTTGGGACACATTGTAGTAGTCATGCAGCGCATCGATGAAGACGAAGTCCATCGAGAGATTCTCGACGGTCTTCGCTGCTTCAATACTGGTCCGTCGAATGACAAATCTGCGACCGACTGCAAACGCCGTCTTCTGCAACGCCTCCAAATAGGCCTCATGCGTTTCTTGCGGTGTTGCCAATCCCGGGACGGCTCCCATCCAAGGGTCTACCATACACAGGATGAGATCGGGGAAGGTCCGAAGCAACTCTGCAGATAGCTCTCCCTTCCACACACCCACCTCAATTCCACTGAGGATTCCCCTTCCCAGCATCTTGCGAATCTGTTTGACAAGAGTCCGTGCGTGATGTTTCATTTGAGCACCTCATAGCACTCCATGTACTTGTGTTTCCACACCATGTGGACGCTGTCACGAAATTCCGCGAGAAACATATCGAGCGCATCGCGGACGTGATCCGCTTTGGGACGGTCGTTCTCCACGTCGTCGAACAAGATCCACCCACCGGGCCGTACCAACTTCAGGGCCATGCAAGCGTCGTCGTAGGCTCCCAGTCGATTGTGGTCACCATCGATCATCATGAGATCCACAACACGAGGCTTGATTCCCAGATACCCACGACGCCCGAACGCCATGCGTCGGAGCACCTCAACCGAGCTGCCGCGGATCAGCAGGGTGTTTTTGTTTCTTCCTTCATTGGCGATGGATACGTTGTCTTCAGCACGGTTCATGACCGCTTCCATCTCATCCTCTGACAGCTTGACCGTGATTAACCATGGATCAACGCCGATGCCGACAGATTCGGTGTGCGTCAGCACATGCTCTGTCATCCAACACAGACTCATTCCTTCGAACACACCCACCTCCAAGTAGGTGATAGGCTTGCCGGCCCACTCCGGATGAATGTAGGTTCGAAACGTATCGAGATTCCTGGCCCGAAACCAGTTTCTGGTGAATACGTAACCCTTCCTCTGCAAGTCCATTTGACGAACCATTACTCAAGTCTCCTGCACGCAGCAATGAATTTCTCGATGTTTGGTTGAAACAACAACTCACGCATGTCGAAGATCCGCTCTTCGGGCCAATCCCACCACTTGATTCGCAGCAGGTCTTCTACGACCTGAGGAGAGAATCGCATCTTGATGTAACGTATCGGGTTTCCTCCCACGATGGTGTAAGGAGGAACAGACTTCGTCACCATCGAGCATGCCCCAACAACAGCTCCGTCACCAATGGTCAATCCATCAAGCACAGTCACACGGGCTCCGATCCACACATCATTCCCGATGTTGATGTTCCCCTTGGAGTAGCTTGGATTGCCATATCGCCCGAAGGTGTAGTTAGTCACATTCTGGTACGAATGATGTCCACCAAGAAATGCAGTGAATTCCATGCCGATTGATGTGTACTTACCTATGATGAGTTTACTCCCATAGGAATCGTACAACAGATGCGGCTTCGACCCGAAGTAGGTGCCCCTGCCGGCTTCCACATTCTCCGGGATTCTGCATACCTTGGTTACTTTCACTTCACACCACCTTCCAATCGAAGTACTCGGTCTCGGCGGCTTTCAAGTATCTGTTGCCACACTCTCCTCGCCACTCACGAAGCCCTCCGATGTTGTTGTTTATGCATGTGTTGTAGATGTCCATCCACTGGTCGAAGGCCTTGGGGCTTTTACCTACTCGCACGTTGCTGTCCCCGTGGTAGTGCCACACCACAACATCTTCGGGCTTGAGATTGGGACTAATATGCTTGTGTGAGCAATTCCACTTCCCATGATCCATCAACACACCCAAGCTCTGACGAATCATCATCAGGTGCAGAACCTTCTCGTCTGCAATGAACTGGGTCCCACACATCCTGGTCCATTCGTACCATGCCGGGAGAACAGCACTGTTTGGGGAAGCACACCAAACGCCGCCGTTGAGACTTGGGTAGTCAGTTTGTGTGATGGTTGTGATGTAACTCGCCGGGATCTCAGGGACCAAGTAGAGATCGTGAAGACGTTTTCGCACTACGCCTCCATTGGTCTTCCAACCACAGAACTGTGTGGCACAGAAGCCATGCTTCTCGGCCACCTCGAACAGCCTATCGAGTGGACCGTGGATGGTTGTGTCGGCATCGAGGTACAGCGAGAAGTCACACGACAGGCTCATCGTGAGATCGATCTTGTCCAGGAATTGACCGTTCCCTCCGATGCCATCATCCCTTCCGCGCAGCTTGGGATGACGCTCGTGGAATGAAATCGCAAGGCGTCTGTCCCTGCCGATTCTCTCGACCAGCTCCATCGATTCAGGCCAAGCGTAGACCTCAACCTTGCCACTATAATGCTGACGAAGCGTGTACAAAGAACACACTAGGTAAGGAAGATGTGCCGGCCCCGACATCAAATACGTGACTTGGTTCTTCATCTGCTGTTTCTCCACCTCATCTGCTCATAGACATTGCAACAGTACTGAGGCTTGAATAAAGACTTTCTTACGTAAATCGCATCGTACTGCCCAGCAGTTGCTCGCTGGGTATGAACCCACTGTTGCCAGAATCCCTGACGACTCAGTACTTCATGGACATACACTGGGTCTGCCCAGTTGTAACCGAGTGGGTTAGCGGTCATCTCGACATTCACTGCTTCAAACGATCGGATGGTGTATCTTGCTCCCACGAGAACATCTAACTCGCTTCCCTCGCAGTCAAGAAGAAGCAAGCCGTTTCCCTTTGGCGTAGTCTTGAAGTACATGTCCAAGGGAATGCACTCAACCTCTTCGGATCGGTTGACATCCCCGATCTCCTTGAGCGATGAGCCGTCCTTGTGGCTTTCACGAAAGTTCAACAACACCTTCTTGCACTTATCCGACACCGCCAAGTGCTCGAGTTTTCCAGGGTAGTTATTTCTAACCTTCTGGATAACAGCGGCGTTGGCTTCGAAGCCGATCACTTTCTCCGGCTGTCCCTTCCACCCCCACTCTTCAACAAGCACATCGATCTCTTGGTGATTGAGACCGACACCCACCTGGCAAATCCAGTCCGGTCGCCAGCCGATCAGCTCTGCAATGAGGCCGATGGCAACACCACTACGTCGAAGGAGCTTGCTTGCCATCGTTCATCCTTTTCTTCTCTGCTTCGAGTTGTTCCACTTTGAGAGTAGCGTCGAGGAGTAGACCTACTGCTTGCCCAACGGGAATAGCGCTGGTGCTCGACAGATCGATTGCAGCCTTGACTAACATCTCCGCCGCTTTCACATGGGCCGGATGTAGCTTCGTCTCCAGGATCTTGTACCGAGTCTTCCACTCAGCGGCTTGGTTGTACAAAACACCCATCGTGTTCATTCGCCTGCTCACTTCATCGCCTCCTCGCATGCCTTTTTCACATTGAAAAACGTAGACCAATGCTGCCAACCCAATGCCTTCATGTTGACCCGACGAATCGACGACCGAAGCCTAGTGGAAACATACCACATGAACCCATCTTGACTTGGTACTGGAAGCCTTCCAGTTGTGCAGGTTCGGGAGGCCATGTCTGAACATAGCTGTGTGAATACCGTGTTGAAGAATCCACACCAGCTGATGATACGCTTGTGTCCCAAACGATCAGCGTCAGGATTTAATGGATGCAGTTCAAGAGGAAGGAAGTCTACAAACTCGGGTAGGTTCTTAATACAGATTTCAGACCACTTGTCGAGAACTTCCATCTGATTCGCCGGCTTTGTGAAGCTCCAGGGATGGGCCACAATATCCGGGATGTCATCGAACCACTCGTCCTTGATCCAATAATCGTTTCCCACCGCCACAACATCGGTGTCGAGCTTTAACCAGTACTCGGTATTCACGAAACGTGCCGGAACATGGACGAATCCTGAGAGCATCTTCTCTCGCTGAGGATCTCTCCACTTGGTCCCATCACCTTCGGGATACTTCACACCAACAGGCGGCCACGGCACGGCCAATGCATCAACGCTCTTCAGAGGAAGATGGTCCAGAGGGTTGTACTTGATCTGCTCTCGATCGAAGAAAACCACCAGAGGCATTTGTGCTAGACTTGGTTTGTTCGTGTACCAAGTCTCCATCGACAGCTTCAACTGCTCTAGGTGCTTTTCATCTACACCCACAACCAACGTGCAATCAATCATATGTGTCTCCTAAAAACGCTTGATGAGTGAGCGCTACTCGCGTAGCCCAGAGGGGTATCTGTGAACCCACTCATCAAGCGCGGCGGCTCCCTCGAACCGCCTCAACTCCCACGATGCCCATGATGGGAGTTGTCTTCAATGTATCGTTTGAGGTCTTCGAAGTTTGGATCAGGACCGCCCTGATCGTGTCTCTGGATGTCATCAATCGAACAAATTCCCCCGGTGTCCGGCCAATACACCTCAGTCATTTCGCCAGACTTGCCGACGCGGAACTGGTGCCACACTCCGCTGGGAACGATTAGTGTGTCTCCTGGACGCAGGATAATCGGACGAATCTCGGCCTTCTGCTCGCGGTAAATGGAGTAGTAGTACTTTTCCACCACCACGATTCCATCCAACACAGCAAACATGTTGGCACGAAAACGATGCCGGTGAAGCGAGCAGCGAAAGCCTTCCTTGAGCTTGAGATGACTGACGGCAGCAGCCTTGTTAGCGAAGAGGTGCCAGACTCTGCCCCAGACCTTCTCCTCCCAGTGAGGCTCAAACATAATTCGTCCCTTCTATTATACTCACTCTGTGGGTTCTTCTTCAAAACCTTTCCCACACGAGACACAGGTGAACACACCATCCTGATGCTTGATGTTCCACGATCCGCACTTGCATCTTGACTTCTCGTACCAACCGCCGAGATCCGGGAACTCCTCCACCTGCCCCACCACGTCTTCAAGTGCTTGCTCGAACGGAACATAGGGGAATGCACGGAGACCAGAATGTTGATAGCAGTTGAATAAAGAAACACCCCTTCGTTCGAACACACCATCAGACTGCATCTTGCATAGCCACTCGTTGACGATACCGAACTGCCGGTTGTTGCTTATGCATGCATTCTGAGTTCGTGCTTGTGCAAACGAGTAACCAGATTCCGGAGTCATTCGGAAGTCGACACCAAGCATGTGGATCCTTTGAGCTCCCAAGTACACGAGGAGACGGATCCCGAGCAGCATAGTGCACACGGTTTTCTGCTCGCCAGTGATCTTGATCCCAGAATCGAGGTTTCCCCAACAAGCTCCAGGAAGCGTGAAGAACGAATCGTCCGGTCGAAGAAGGCTCTCCCTGCGAAAACCCCACACGTTTGGGCAATCAACGACGGTGAGACTAGATTTGTAAAACACACCATCCACTTTTTCCCGGAGCATGTTGCGACTACTTCGCATCTTCGGGGTGGGACAAAACTTCATCACAGCGGGGTCTTGCCAGATCGAATGCGAGAATTTGAGTGGTGGATCTGAGAAGACGAAGGCCTGTGGACGGGCGATGCTTCCGGCACTGTTATTCACGGCCAATGAGAACACACCCCTGCGATTAAGCCTATCGAGATGAGGCTTCGCAGAGGGGCCACCACAAATGAGAAATGCAGATCTCCCAGCCAGCAGGTTTTTCAGACAGTCAGTTCGATGCATCCTCGCATCGACAACTTCCAAAGGATCGTCAACCACGTTTGTTCTCCTGTCATATAAAACAATCCAATTCGCCATCTTATCCGAAATGGTTGAATCGGCAGACAGGAATTCGTGATCTAGTGCGTTTCACCTAACACTGTTGATCCGCGAATGTGGCGTAAATCCCGGCAGTTTCTTGGTCCAAGCAGGGAACGACATCCCTCGGTCCGGCATAGGGTGTCTGCAGTGCTGCCTTTTCGTACCACGTCTCGTCGGAGGGTCCGGAACCGAAGCTCTGTCCATGGAATGTCCCTGTCGATCCCCACCGAAACATGTAGCTCGGTTTATGCAACAACACCGGATCTGCCGGGGCTCCATAGCGTCTTCTCAACTGAGCCAGAAGCTGCAAATCAAAATCGGCACGCTTCGTGTTGGGCCAGCCACCAATGTCCCCGACAGCCTCTCGCCTCATCACCAGAGATGCGTGCATGTTTCCACCCACACGCTCTAGTACAGGCTTTCCCGTGGTCAAGGCCCAAGCCTGCGAGGGATGCGCCCACATCGCCCCACGCTCTTCTAGGGCCTGTACATTCGCCTCGATATGCCATGGCAAGTAGATATCGTCATCCTCCCATACGACGAAGATGTCGGCCCGTCCTGCTTGCTGGACCATGTGGTTGTACTTTTCGCTCAGGGTAGAGTGTCTTCCATTTGAAGACATCAGAATCCATCCCTGACCACATACTGGGTTGAAATGACCGGTGTCATCATAGACCAGTAGAAACGAGTCTTTGTACGTCTGGCGAAGGAAGCATTCAACTGCGTTGCCCACAAGAGACGCTTTGCGGGCGAAGTAGGTTGGGCATAGACACACTACTCTTGGACCACTCATTCTGTTCTCCGTGATTCTCTTTTCGTCTGGTGCTTCATCTGAATCGTCCACCACGTCCCCTCGATGCTCTGATTCAGGTAGTACTTTTGCTCCTCTGTCAGATTGTCCAGGTCCCAAGTCCAGGGAACATGACGTGCCGTGTACGGTCTATCTGCTCTCACTGCCGGCCGATACCCGCACCACGATGACTTCGGTCGATACATAGCAAAGGTCGTGGCTATATCAGCATTCCAGAATCCAGACACAAACTTCTCTTTCCAGAAGGAACTCTCCCACTTGAGCATCTTCTGGCCGAGGGTTGTGTCTGGGATATCACTGGTGTCGAGGGAGAGACCGGCCTTCTTCAAACTCTCGTGACGCTCCATCACATCACGCAACTCGTAGCACACATCCTTCGGAACGTCACCAATATCTAGATCGCTATCGGTTACAACACACCAGTCCGACATATCCATTACATCGAAGGAACGAGTGGGGCCTTGATTCTCCGGCCTGTGAATCACCCTTACGCCCGACTCCCTGTACCACGACAGCAGAGGGGCATAAGTACTGGCGTTATCAACGACAACAACCTCGGTGACTCCATCCAAGGTCTCGGCGTCCTTGACCAACTTCATCAACGGGGTCAGGAGGTTGTACGATATGATGTAAACTATCACCTGCGCTCCAAGACCGTCAATCCGTTGTTCTCAGTGGTCTTGTACGCTACTACCCACTCTGGATGATTTGCAAGAAACTCATCAATCACCCATTGCAAGCCGTCCCAACCACCCTCTCCCATTTGACCGAAGGTTGTTGTGTCGTGCATGGCGATGTAGCCACGAACCTGCGAAGCCTGCATCAACTCAATACGGAGTTGTCCTCCGACATGCAATGTGTCGATGAATAGCATGTCGGTTATCTCGATCGTCACGAACTTTGTATCAGCAAGCACGAACTTGAATCGACACTTCCCAGCAACCTGGGCAAGCTCCTCGACTATGGGACAGTAGCGCACATCATACGAGATAAGCACCTCGGGCTGTGCTGCTAGCAATGCAACGGTAGACACACCATAGCGCACACCAAACTCCGTGACATGTTTACACGTCGCGGCCAACTCACGGAGCTTTGGAACGTGATAGTAGATATCGCTGGGAGTTGATGCCGCAGCGTTGTACCGCTCACTCAGACTTAAACTGGGCATCGACAGCCTCCCACTTATTCGCATCACACCGCATTGCTCGCATCTTGGCCTTCGCTACCAGGGGACATCCACAGAGAGAGCATTGCTCCTTGTCTGTCCTCAGGTCGCAGAGCCAGCATTCCTGCAACCGCCTGTCCAGGTGCTCGGCAGTAACATTCGTTGCCTTATCCATGACGTACTCGGTCATGTGTTTCAGGAACGTGGGTCCCATCTGAAGTACCCCCGGCCGCTTGGGTTTGTCCTCCGGATTCTTCGAGAGCACCATGAGCCCGTACTGATTCGTAGTCGAATACACCACTGTCCATTCTGGATGAACTTTCATGAAATGCATCAGGTGTATTTTCAAACCCGGACGACCATCGGGCATCTTGACACCGTAAATATCGGTGTCATGCACAACTACAAAACGCCGCAACTTGTCGTAGTTTCGTTCCAGGTCTCCGAACAGATCCGACTTCATCGGATCGTAGAATAGGAGGTCCGTCGGTTCGATCTCAACGTCCGCAGGCTCCTCGTGGCTGATGGTCACAGCAATCTTGAGGTCCTTGCCCAACTGCTCCGCCTTCCAGAAACCAGCACCTTCCATCTGGCTGTTGTAGCTTCGCAGCTCCTTGGGTTTTCCAGCTAATAGAGCGATCACACCAGAGTCGCGTGCACCGAACTCCGTGACATGCTCGCAGAGGCTGGCGTACTTCCGGATTGCATCGAAGTGCTGATTGAAGTCTGACACCTTCGCGGAGTAGTAGGTAAAGACCTTGTCCAGATCCATCGGCTCGATCTCTTTCTTGCAAGACTGACACCCAGTCCCTTTGTGCCCTCCACCCCTACCGTACTTGATTGGATCACTGACGATCGCATCCCATGTGTCTGATGGGAGTCCCGTAGAGAGAAAGTGTGTCTTGCAGTCTGTCAGATCAAGACCCAACTCATTGTGGCCTAGTACGTAATTGCGAACACGGTCTTCAGTACGTACCGCATATTTCGGACCATTCGGTCGAGCAAACCGATGCATCCAACGAAGGAAGGGAAGACACATTGCCTTCCTTCCCGCCTTGCGAAACTTCTCGTGAATATAAAACTCTTCGCCACCAAACCCGGAGAAGTGATCGTTGAATCCTAACCAAGCATCTTTCCGGCAGGTGAAGAGACCCATGCCCTGTGCTGGAATTTCAAACGGATCCAGATCATCGTCTTTTCCAGGACTGGTGAATGCGACTGGCATGTACCCAGCCTGCGTTAGCGGGAGTTCATGTCCCTGCCACGGAATCACCGGAAGTGGTTTGCAGCAACAAGAGGTAACCACCTCACTGCCATTACCAACGAGCGAGCGGTACTCGGCCTGATCGTTTGTGTTCAGGATGGAGAATTTCTGCCCACATGCTAAACACCTCCAAGCAACACCCCACGTTCCCCACATCTGCCCACGCCAGAGGTTGTCGAAGTGGGTCCAGACTGTGGCCGGATCATCGGCCATGAGAGGACCGTGGTAGAGATCCTGTGTGCCGGGGTTTGCGTCGTAGAAGTCGAGAAGCTGCTTCAGTGACCCCGGATCCAGGAACACGTGACAGTCCATACAAAGCACTGCATCTGTCTTGGATGCTGCGAACACCCTACCCTTTGAAAGTGCCGGGCCACCGGATCCTGGGTAGGGAATGTATCGGGCGTCCCGGAAGAAACTCTTCATCCGGGTAACCAGAGTCTCCAGATCCTTCTGCCCCGGAATGGTTGGACTGTTATCAATCACCACTAGATCCGTCCGCGACAGGATCTCCGGGTGATACATTCGCAGAGCTTGTGTCGTGAAGAAAACACCATCGAAATCGGAATGGTGAGCCATCCCGATCGTAAGAGTAGTATCGCTCATCATGTTCTCCGTTCGTATCAAGAAATCATTACTACAGGCAGGTGCAGTCAACCGCAGAAGTTTCGCCTTCAACACTGCATGGACCATTCGGTACAGACTTCGGGTCACACGACAATCCGCAGCTGTTGTTCGTGCAGGTTCCGGAAATGTAAGTCCACTCAAGTACCCCGCCGCCAATGTCATTGCACCTGAACAGCCACGCACCCGTACACGAAGGCGGTGTTGTGGTGCTCGACGTTGGCTCCGCTGTCGTCGTGGTGGTTGTTGTTGAAGTGGTTGTTGTCGGTGGCGGTGTTGTCGGTGGCGGTGTTGTCGAAGTGGTTGTGGTTGTTGTGGTTGAAGTGGTTGTTGTTGAAGTGGTTGTTGTCGGTGGCGGTGTTGTCGAAGTAGTGGTTGTCGAAGTGGTTGTGGTTGTTGTGGGACATGAACCTGTACAGGCACACTCTGCTGCAACCGAGAAGTGTTCAGTCGCACCACATTCGACCAAGGGTGGGCAGACGTCGCATGTAGGATCACCAGGACCAGCATCACATCCGCCCACGCATGAACCAGTTTCAATCGGCGGATCAAACGACCATCCACCACCCCAGCATACCCAATATCCAGGATAGCCTGATGCTTGACACGGCACCGGAGTCGTTGATGTCGTTGTCGTGGTTGTGCTGGTTGTTGTGCTTGTGCTTGTGCTTGTGCTGGTCGTGGTCGTAGGAATCCCACAACCCGTCCACGCCGTCTCGCATGCTTCTGTTCCAATATTGATCGGGGGCTGGCAGGCACACGCCACCCCACACTGGTCGATTGTCTTCATCCAGTAACTGCCCCACTCCTCAGTCTCCCACGTCCAGTGACATCCACCCGCACACGGAGCCGGTGTGGTGCTTGTCGAACAGACGTTGCAGGTTGGAGGCTCGTTAATGTAGACGGAACAGTCGGTGTAGGTGCAGTCTCCGTGATTCTGGCCGCAAAATGTTGGGTACGTGCAGTCGCAATCAGATCCAGTCGGATCGCCGCACGGAGTGCGTTCAGTACGGCCGCAGAGAGATGGAGCGGTGTTTGGCGGATGGCATCCACACCCAACGTCCGAATAGGAATTCCACCACCAGTTGAGGTTTCCCCAGTTCGATAGGTCGTATGACATGTCTGGAGGCGGCGGAATGCAATTGTTGTTCTCTATGATGATCCATTCGTAGCCGGTATCGAACCATAGGCAATTGCCGCTGCATGTTCCAACATCAACACAGTCCGTGAAGTGCGATCCGTTCCGACACGCAGTAACCAACTCATCGCACACCAGTTGAGGCTCTGGCGGAGGATTGTCCATAGGATCTGGACACTCACACCACGCCGTTCCCCAGCCGCAAGTACCGTCCACTGTCCAGGTGTGGTAAGTAACATAGTTGCAGTTATCTTCAATCAACTGCCAGCTTCTGTACCCCATCTTGTTCGGGAGGTACTTGTACTTACACCCGCCACACGTCCCAGGTGTATACGTCGTCGGTATCGGAGCCTGAGTCGTTGTCGTATCGCACGGGTTATGACTCGTGGTTGATGTGGTGGGACCACCGGTAGTTGTCGAAGTAGTAGTGGTTGTTGATGTAGTTGGCGTTGTTGATGATGTCGCCGGGCCTTCCGTTGTTGACGCCGCCGGACAAGCACACGGCGATGGAGTGGTCGTCGAACTGGTCGTTGTAGTCGATGTGGTTGACGTGGCCGGATCGCCAGTCGTTGTAGTCGCATTGCTACAGTTTCCAGACACCCTGGACCAAGCAGACTGGTACACGTCCCATGTCCACTTGCATTGACCACTGCATGGGGACAGCGTCCCATTGGTGAGTATCGGACTTTTAGTTGTGCTTGTTGTAGGAGCAGCCGTTGTGGGTGTGTTTGTTGTTGCTAATGGTGCAGTACGAACTTCGGCTAAGCCGCCGGATCCAGGAAGTTCGCAGATCCATTTGTTTTGATCATCCCTGTGGATTACTAGATACCTGTCATCGCTAGCAGCAACAGACCAGACGTTATAGACAACGACCCTCTGTGTGTTTCCATCATAGTCAACGACTGCTTGGATGGAAGGTTCATCATCGTCGTTCAAGTACACGCGAAACAGGCAGCATTCCCCATCACCAGGAATCCCACCGACCATTGCCGGGATAGTGGAGCCACAAGTAGGAAGAGCCAGAAACAACTCATTCAATGAATCCATCGGGATGAACATGGCCCTCTGATCATCCCAATAAACAATCAGCTTGCTACCGATGGTGTATCCGCCAGCATTTCCTAGGCCCGCAGCATCGAGAGGCCACTCTTTGTCGTTATCAACATTCCACTTGCCAGTTTGATGCGAAAACCAACGAACCTTGACCAAGTACCTTCCAGTGTCGTCGGGATCTCCCTCAACTACTCCCTTCCCACTAACCTCTCCAACAAAGATGGTCGCCGAAGGATTTCCAGAGATCGAGAATATGCTCTGTCCGTGCCTGACATTCAAAAAAGACCCAGGGCGGATCTTCGCAAAGCGATCACACGTCTCCGACAGTTTGTTTATGTGCTCTGCGGAGAGTGAATCACCCGGTCTCTTGCTTGGAAAGTGCTCGTTCATTAGGACGGGCTCCAAATTTGATTTAGATTCGCCGTCGCATACAAGTAGTTGCCACCGATCTTCAGCTTCCTCCAGCCGTAGTTCGGCCTCCATATATGCTGATGAGTGACGTTCACAGTACCCGTTTGATTGGGTATTGCCCCTGATTCTGCGTACTCTGTGTAATTCTCCGAAGCCTCGAAATTCTTTTCGAGGAAGTTCATCGTCAATTGGATGGGACTGAGACCCGCCTTCCCCGCCCTCCACGTGTAGCTTGCAGACGCTGAGTACGAAAGGAATAGTACCGTCTCTGCCGGTGCGTTGTGTAGCAACGACATGGTGTTTTCGTTGACCCTGCCCAACTTGCTACGAAGACGACCCATCAACGTCCCGCTCCAGAACGAAAATGGAATCTGTGGCCATCGAACCGACCACTCCACTTGTGTCTCAGTTACCGTGTGCGGAATATTTGGTTCGTTTACTTCCGTCGATTCTCCAGAGACTATTGGAGTAGTCCCACCTCCGAATGAAGTCTGCGTCACAGTGTAAGGCTCGGACCAAGTCTGCAACTCCCACTCAGCCTTGCCTTGAAGAGGGCTGTTGATGAACACACCGGAGGCGTTCGCATTGACTTCCAGGAACGTGAACGGATCATTGGAGTCGGGAGGCTGGTCGTTCTCAGGAGCGACCCCGTAGTGTACTCCGAGCTTGATGTAATCACAGTATGTCCCATTCGGAGCGCTTGGGTCGCTGTTGAATGGATCGCAGGGCTTGCCAGGTTCCAAGCTATCCCACGTGATCTTCTTCGGGACCAGAGTACCAATGCCCGGCATCACAGGCTGCTGCGGATACATCAGCGTGCCAGCCCAGACTGTTGGCTCAGGAAATCCATACTGTGCCATCGTTAGCAGGTCGGAGGCACGAATGATGTACTCCTCTTTCGCCGTGGCTCCCTCGTAGCTGAAATCACCATTGCGGCTGACTACTCGGAAAGGGATCCCGATTGAGTTGGCTAGCCTCCAACTTCCTGCGTCTTCCATTTCTCGACTCCTACGTCAATACAGTTGCTGGAGGCTTCTTGTTCAACTTCTCAAGCTCTTGCTTGATGATGTCCAACAGACCCGACTGCTTCTTACTCTCTTCAGCAGTGATCTTCGCCGGATCGTTTCTTTGCAGAATGGCATCCTGGATCTGCTGCCCAAACTCCGCAAACCCAACTCTGCCGGCGGCGAGCATGGGTTGGCCTTGCATGTTCGTCTGCTGCGAAGTGAGACCTCTTCGGTATGTCTCTTCGGTGATCATGCCCTTCTGATACATACTCCAAAGTTCGGACAACTCACCCTTCGCCATCTCTGCCGGCGTGATGTTTTTCTTCGTGATCGCTTCCGCCTTGCGGCGATCATCAAGATCCTTCTCAGCGTCCATGATGTCTTGCAACCGAGCCTTGTATTGATCGATCTGCTGCTGAGTGACTCCGGGAGTTTGCTCGAATGTCGTGATGCTCTCATTCATCTTGTCGATCTGCTCTTGCATCTTCCGATACTCATCGATCTGAGCAGCAGTGACTCCAGGCTTCTTCATCATCTCGAGCAAATCTTCCGAGTCTCGTTGCTGGTCGTTTAGATCAACCAACTTACGTTGCAATTCCTGGATTGCAAGAATGGGTTTTGCGAAATCGGTTTTCTCCCACGCTGCCATCCACACCTTGTGTGTATCGACGCCTTCCAGAAGACCCAACGACTTCATCTGATTCAGTTGTGTCTCCAGCTCGTCAAGGTCTTTCTGCTGATCTTCTAAGGTGGTTGATTTGCTTGACTTGATGAAGCCTTCCATCTGCCCCCACCCACCCGTCAGCCTGGCAAGCTCCTGATACTCCTTCATCTTCGCTTCAAGGTCTCGGAGTT